ACATTTTCTGGAGCCGGACAAGATAAATCTGAAGGTTTACGGACGGGAAATCGTAGACTCTGAATTCTGTGGAGCGGAAGTCTGTAACCTGAATTGCAACAATGCGGTACAGGTTTCCCGGAAATCTCAGCCTGTTCTGGCCGACAAAGTGGCGGATATGGTTCGGGAGATGGAGGAGGAAAAACGTGCCAGAAGAAGAAATGAAACGGGTGGAACGGCTGGAATCAGTTTATTCCAAGTATGAATTCGACCCTTCGCCGGAAGGATATATTATCAGAAAGCTTTCCCGCGAGTTGATTTTACTGTATAATGAGAAAAAAGGAGAAGGGGAATGAGCAATATGATAAACGTCTTCACCGTACAGGGAAGACTCACGGATGACATGAAGGTATCAGTAACCCCGAACGGAAAATCAGTCGGGAAATTCTCTATCGCAAACAACAGATATTACGGAAAGGAATACTGCAATTTCTTCCGTGTTGAGATGTGGGGAGAGAGAGTAAACCGGCTGGCCATGTATATGAAAAAGGGTATCATGGTAAACATCCAGGGAGAGCTGAAACATGAGCGCTGGGAGAAGGATGGGATAAAATTCTCCGGAGATAAAGTAATCGTTCAGGAAATTGCTCTGCTTTCCCGGCCTGAAGAAAAGCAACAGAGACCGGCTGTCCCGGATGAAGCAAAGGCAGACTATCCAGACGGCCATGATCATTTTGAAGACGAAATTCCATTTTAAGGGGAATCCATGCTGACGGCGGAAGAGAAGAGAAGAAACCATGCAAAAGCCGTCCAGAAGTGGAAGAGAAAAAACAGAGAAATTCATAACATTCATTGTATGGTCAGATATTATCGGAAAAAAGGAGACATAGAAAAACAGCCTTGTGAGAAATGCGGAAGGCCGGACAGTCAAGCGCATCATCCGGACTATGAAAAACCGCTTTCCGTCGTCTGGCTTTGTCCTGTCTGCCATGGAAAGGAACACAGGAATTCCGCTTTATAAAACTTCATATTTCTTCACACAAACAACATACAAAATTTATTGACAAGTTGTTAAAAGCGTATTAAATTAAAGGTAACAAAACAGACGGAGGAAGAGGAAATGAAAAAGACTTACGAGGTTATAGCTGATCAGATCGGCGGAGCCGGACAGGTTGCCATGATGACAGGTTGTCGGATTCTTCATGACGGAGACAACAAGCTGATTTTGAACGGCCTGAAATGCCGTGCAAGATTTAACCATGTGACGATCAAATATGACGAAGGCGAAGACCTTTACGATATAAGATTTGTCAAGTTTGTTTCTGGCATGAATCCGAGAATAACCAGAGAGGAAAAAATTGACGGCGTTTTCGGTGATCAGCTTATTGATCTGATTGAAGAGAAAACCGGATTGACCATTGCTTTAAAAAGGCCGCTCTGGATAATGTAAACCGGCAGGCCGGAGCAATCCGGCCAGCTATCCGGCTTTATTCCTGAGAGTGAAGCCGGACGGCTGAGAGCCGAAACGGAGGAATTATTATGAAATGGACAGGATTTGACTGGACGATTATTTTCATGAGTGTATCATGTGTTATCATGGTTTCTATTTTTGAAATCGCCGAAAAAGTAAAGAAGAGAAGGAACCGGAAGAAGCGATAACGGCGAAAGAGTAAAAGGAAATTCTTTTGCCGGTTATCCTTGCCGGTCTCCGTTTTGTTTGGCCTGTTCTGGACGTCTGGACATTTTCCAGCCTCCAGACAGGCCGTTTTTTTCTTCACATAATCTTCATACTTCTTCACAAACAATTCATTGACAAATTATTAAAAATGTATTAAACTATAGGTATAAGATTGAGAGACGGAGGAACAAAGGATGAATTTTGCAGACGGAGAAGACCGGAAAAAAATCGGAAAGATCGTTGATAGGATCATGAAGGAAAAACCAGAACTTTCAACTGGTAGACTTTCTATCACTATGGACTTGGAAGCGGTTCACTGTAACATCATTCCGTTAAGACTTGATGATTTTCTGAATGCGGACGAATTTAATTTCTGGCATGATGTAGCCGGAATTGTTAACAATTTGGACAGAGAAAAAATTGAGCTGCAAAATTGTTTCTGTCCGAGATTCGCGCAATAAGCAGGCAGGCCGGAGCAATCCGGCCAGCTATCCGGAACCGCTGGAGACAGCGGAGCCGGACGGCTAAAAGCCGAAACGGAGGAAAGAGGAAATGACAAAGGCTGAAAGGTTTGAGAGAATCAAAAAAAGAGTTCATCGTGACTTTGTCGGAAAATCTGGTATTCTGGTATGCCGAAATGGTAGAACTGTTATTGTTGATGAATCAACCATAACAACCGAAGAGCTTGAAAGGCTGGAGAATGTTCACGGAAGAAAGACGGAGGCAAGAAGATGAAAATTGTTATTGACAGTTTGAACGTGGAAGAGGAATTACCGGAAGTGAGAACAGAAACCGGAAAAGTGATAACAGACGTTCTGGTGAAAGAAGTACAGAAAGCCTATCCGGATTATTATTACTTTAAAATTGGAATTCTTCACGCTGTAAACACCTATCATAAAATAGAGCTTGAGTACTATCTGAAAAGACAGAAAGAAAGATGTGAATACATTAAAAACGTCATGAATTATTTGAACGAAGAGGCGAAAAAAAATTATTATCATGAGTGTGTAAGGCTGGAATGTGTTTCAAAAACTTCCGTTTTTGCTGTAATGGAAATGGAAGAGCTGAAAGCAATTTCTGAAAGTTTTTTGAGAAAGAAAGAAAACAGAGTATGACCGGCAGGCCGGAGAGATCCGGCCAGCTATCCGGAACCGTTGGCAACAGCGGAGCCGGACGGCTGAAGGCCGAAACGGAGGAATTTTTATGTCAAACATGAGTTACTGCCGATTTCAAAACACTGCCGGAGATCTTGAGGACTGCGTTGATGCACTGAAAGAAATTGGAGAGCTTGAAGAGCTTTCCGATTCTGAAAGATCGTACGCCGAGAGAATGAAAAGTATTTGTGAGAATTATCTGGAGGAGTACGAATATCTGGAATGCTGAAAACGGCAGGCCGGAGCAATCCGGCCAGCTATCCGGAATCACTGGAGACAGTGAAGCCGGACGGCTGAATGCCGAAATAGATAGTCAGCCATAAAGGCTAAAACTGGTAAAGTTGGTATGTGCCGTCCATCTTTGGAGCGACGGAGAAAAACACGAGTCCAATACTATCGTTTTTTTTGTATGATCTTTGGCAGTATAGAGAAAGAGAAAAGGTACTTGATAAAATTTCTATAAAGTATTAAACTACCGACAAGAGGAGAGAAGAAAAAATGAAAGTGTTATCAGTGCGCCAGCCGTTCGCGTCTTTGATCTGTGCAGGAATTAAGACGATAGAAAATCGGTCATGGAAAACGGATTACAGAGGAACGATTTTAATCCATGCGTCAAAGGATGAAAAAATCAATGAATTTGATCTGCCGTTACCGGTTCATCAAGAATATCTGAGGAACATTGATAAAGACGGAGTAATCAAAGAAAACGCCGTTTTTCGTATGCTGGAGATTGACGAGGACGGAGATTTGAAATTGACGGCGGAATGCTGGAAAAATGAAGAGATCCGGAAAGAGTTTCAATTTCTGAAAGCCATTTTATCAGAAAGATATTATGAGCCGGAAAAAGACTTTTATCCGCTTCACTCCATAATCGGCCGTGTTGATCTTGTGGACATCCAGCAGAATAATAATTCCGTCTGGAGTGATCCGGATTCTTTCAACTGGATTCTGGAGGAACCGGATTTTTTCTGTGATCCTATCCAGCCGGTAAAAGGAAAGCTGAAATTGTGGAATCATGAAGACAAGCCGGAAAAAATGTGCTATGATTTCGGAAAGGTCGAGTGAGGCCAGAACGAATTTGAAGAGGTGAGAATATGCCTAATGATTCGAGCAAAGGCGGAGGAGGTCTGAGATCCAGAAGCGGAGCCAGGCTGACACCGTCAAACACAAGGCAGACCAGAGCCAGACCGCCTACAAGAGTACCGAGGCGGTAAGACGCAAAGGCACGGAAGTTTCTACCAGTGAAAAACCGTGCCTTTTTCTTTACAAGGAAAGAATTTAATGGACTTGCTGGAAGACATACGATATATCAATCATAAAGTCGGAAAGTCAATTTTTATGTTCTCCGGAGGAAGAGACTCAATTTGTTTGCTGTCTTTATTGATGGAAGAGGCGCAGAATTTAACGCTGGAGCCTGTTTTTTTATATTTTGTCAAAGGATTATCATTTCAGGAAAAGGTAATTCAATACTACGAAAGACGATACAAGATAAAAATAAACAGATTTCCGCATAATGACGTAAAATTCATAATGGAAAGAGACAAAAAGCGGAAAATTGGTCAGGCAGATATGGAGAATTTTCTCCGTGACAAATTTGATATTTCATTTATTATTTACGGATACAGAAAAGATGAATCACTTCAGCGCCGAGGAATGATGGCGCATTTAGACCATGGAATTGACTGGAAATACAAGAAAATCTATCCGCTGGCAGAATGGAGAGAACCGCATATCAGAAAATATGTGAAGCAAAAAAGACTTGTTCTGCCGGATTCTTACCGGATGGGATACAGGGATATTAACTCTCTGAAAGGAGACGCTTTAATGTATATCTATAACAATTTTCCGGAGGATTACAGGAAAATTATCACTTTATATCCGCATATTGAGGCGGAAAGGATAAGGGTAGAGAATTATGGATGAGAATAAGGTGAAAGGTGCAAACAGACTGGAGAGATACGAAATTGTCAGGATGAACCGGAAGCAGATAAAAAAAGCACCGTACAACCCGAGAAAGATAACCGCAACAGCGGAGAAAAACCTGAGAAAGTCAATCAGGGAGCATGGAATTCTGGACCCCATAATCGTGAACAAGGTAACGGGGAACATAGTGGGAGGGCATCAGAGACTCGCGCAGATGGACAATATTTTGAAAAAAGATGACTATGATCTGACGATTGCCCTTGTTTCCATGGACGAGAAAGAGGAGATCACGGCCAATATACGGCTTAACAACACCGATATCATGGGGGAATTTGATGTTGAAGCTCTGGGGGAGATTCACATTGATCATCCGGATATTGATTTTGAGAAGGATCTGCTCTTTGACAAGTATGGTCTGGACATGATGTTCTCCGGGACGGAATTCGATATGAATACTCCAGAGGAGGTCAAAGAGGATCAGGATACGCTGGAAAGGATGAGAGAAATCGACAAGATCAAACAGGCCAAGAAAGAACATAGAGACAAAGTCAAGGAAGAAAACCAGACAGGGACGACTCACATGGTCGATGCGAACGATTACACAGTAACTTTCGTTTTCCCAAATAACAGCGAGAAAAGAGATTTTATGAGGAGAATGAAAGAATCAGAAAAAGAGAAATTCCTGAAGCATACGAAGCTGTATGATATAGCAGAAGGAAAATATAAGATTTTCGGACCCGAAGAAGATGATAGTTGACAATATCTTGAAAGGGTGTTAATCTGATATTATCTTCATGGACAGGAACACCTTTCCTGTCTTCTCTTCCGTGTGTTTTCTGTGGCTCCCCCAAAACGGGGAGCCTTTTTTTTGTGAAAAGTTGTTGCGTAATTTTCTGAGAAATGGTATGATGAATTTACCAATAAGATTTGATAGAGATGTAACAAAAACGGAAGGGAGGTGAGAGGGATGAAGTAGTAAAATCAAACTGAAATATAAGATTTTAAAGAGTCGGGCCTCCTTAACCGGGAGGCCTTTTTCTTCATAAAATCTTCATAAAACGAACAAATAAACAACATATTAAAATTATTGCAACGAAAGAAGAGATGAAGTATAATGACAGCATATCACGGAAGGAGATTTTTAATGAAAACAGAACTTATTGAATGGTTTGATCCGGAAAAGGTACGTCCTGTAGGGAAGAGGGATATTATTGTCCATGCCAGAGAAACCGGGTGTACGAAGATTATCAGTTCTGCCGGACTTTACATTGAAGAAGAAACGGTGGGAAGGATCGTAGATGAAGCGTCCGTATCTGGGATTATCACCGACTGGGCCGAGGTTCCCCGGCCATGACAAAAAAACAGGCGCAGGAATCAAGGGACAGAGAGTACAGCGAAATGAAGACAAAAACCTGTCCGCTTATGGGAGGAACACCGTGTAAAATGGAAGAGTGCGTGTGCTTCTTTGATGCTGTTTTTGAGACAGCAGACGGAGAGTGGGAAGGCTCTGCCGGCTGTGCGAATTCTATGTTCTGGGGAAATCAGGAAATAGACATGGAAGACATGAAAACACTGAAAAGGAGGAAATATGAATAAAGAATCATTCGGAACAAAAGAAAAAACACTGACGGAGAAGATCGGAAGAGGGATCGGGATTATTTTTGTTCTGTGTTTGGGGGTGAGCGCTTCAGCTGTTGTGGTGGCTCTGGCTGTTAAGCTGATAATCAAGCTTTATACATAACGAATTTTAAAGGGGTAAAAAATGTCAGGAGGAATTGAAGATTCTGTACTGGTTGACAAGGAAGCCGTGCATTCTTCCTATGCTTTGTATCTTCAGGACAAGGAAAGTATTATCACAGACATGAGGAACATGGTCCGTGATATAGTCAGAAGATTGGAGGTGTAGACCTGAACAGCGGCGTGGTGGAATTGGTAGACACAGGAAGTTTGGCCAATGATACTAAAAGCCAAATATAGAGGGTGCCGAGTGATCATGTATCTGGAATTGACGACACCTGTGCAGGTTCGAGTCCTGCCGCCGCCATATCCGCCGTTGGCGGGTAGGCCTTTATGTTAATTGACAGCACGGAAAGACGTGAAATGGTAATCGGTCAACTGGAGTATTCCGGTTGAAAAACCAAGCACGGGATTTATGAGTGTATAGCGCACTACGGAGGAGAGACCTTTAAATCCGGTTGCCTCTCTTCTCCTTTTTTTATCTGGGATACATGGTATCCTATTTTACAGGAGGAAGACAATGAAAAGATTATTTTTAGTTTTAATGATGATTCTGTCCTCAGTCGGAATTTCTGCACAGGAAGAACATAAGCTATTGACCGGCCACGTTGAGATAGGGTGGGTTCCAATGGGAAGAGAGTGGGCTTCAAATATGACAGCCGGGACAACAGAAGAGCTTACAGATTTTTTGTCTTATGTGGAAACGAGTTTCAGGATTTCTCCGGAGAGGCATTTCTTTATAGGAGGAAGAGCGAGGACGTATCAGTTTATGAGATCGGGAAAACTTAATTTCAGGCCGATAATCATAGACTATCTGGCAACAGTGGGATTTATCTTCAGAATAGAAGGGATGATACTGGAGATCGGAATGAGGCATTATTGCGGACACCCCGTTGTATCGACACGAGATCCGGTAATGCTGCAGAATAGAGCATACGAAGAGGTTTATGTCAGATTCGAATTCTAAAGGGCGGAAGAGTGAAAAAAGAAAGGATAAAATGGAAAAACCTGAAAATCACTGGAGAAGCGTTCGGCGTAAAGCGGAAGTTTCTGGAGCGGAAAAAGAAATATGCCGGAAGGGTGAGAAAGGTTATCCTGAAGCTGGCAGACGAGGAAGCGGAAAAGAAGTACGGGAAAAAGGTCATGTGTCCTGTTTGTCTCTGCTACTCTGGATCGAGAGAAATGCAGGGAAAATATAAGAAAGGGAAGATGTACTTCAAATGCGTTCAATGTAAAAAGAATTTCTATCAGGCGAGAAGAGCGCAGGGATATGTTTATGATTCCCATGGTACGCTTCACAGGAAAGGAGTAAAAGCGTGAGCAGATCAGCGAAGGCAATGAGTGACAGGTACATGGAGAAAATGTACGAAGGAACGAACTTGTCACTTTCGGGGGTAATGCTTTTCCGCGAGTTGAGAAGAGCGTATCAGGCCGGTGTCCATGACGAAAGAGCGAATTCCGGGATAGACGAGGTTCTGGTGAGTCTCTATAAAATGGTCGGGATATTGGATGTTTACGTTTTTATTAGGAAAGAGGACGGAGAGAAGACCGCACGAGAAGCCGTATCCCAGTCCATTGACAAAATCCTTACCGAAGGGAAAAATATACTTCAGGCACATAATATGCCATACAAACAGCCGAAAGGCATGGAGGGAGCAGATGACTGAGAAAAAAGAACGGATAATTTTTCTTTGTGTTGTGGCCGGTGCAGTGATCACCGGTGCTTTAATCGCTTTACTGTAAGGGAACGCACGGAGAGAATATGAAGAAGGAAGATCAGTGAGAAAAATAGGGGATCGTGTCCAGACATTCCATGGAGCCGGAGAGATAATCGGAATCGTTTTGGACGAAAAAGACCGAAGAAAAGCCGTCCTTTACAATGTTATGCTGGATAATCCGAAAGGGATCGAATCCGACATTATCAAAGCAGAACACATGAAGCGTGGATATCTCCGATACTGGCCTGATCAGATAACAGCAGAGAAGAAATAACACTGGAGAAACCGGAACGGGATCGACATGATTTTTCAGGAATATTTTAAAACAGGAAAAATTACGGGGAAAGGAGAAATTCGATGGGTATGAAGAAAATACAGAGAAAGTTCCTGAAAGGAGAGCAGTTATCCGTGAAAGAACAGTGGAAACTGGTGAACTCTATTGCTCGATCAATTAACAGAGTAATGGAGAAAGTGATTGTCCCGGCGTTCGATGGAATGTTTGAGGCTTTGAAGAAAGGTGCTGAATATTTAGCTGATCTTTTGAACGAAGCGGAGGAGAAGAAAAAGGAGAAAGATGATGAAACCTGAAGAAGTTCATAATCTCCGGTGTGAATTCGGGAGACATAAAGGAGAGCTTTACACGAGACTGCCGGTTTCATATCTTCAGTGGATCTTAAACCAGTTCCCGGAGGATGACAGGCGGAAAGAAATTGCGGAAGCAGAGCTGAAACGGAGAGGAACGGTATTCCCCGAAATAGAGATATCCGGCCATGCCATTGACAGGGTTTCGATGGACGCGTGGGACATCTTTCTTTCAACACGGAAGAAAAAAGAAGGACTTCATGCGTGGCTTGTCCGGTATGCCATGGAAGCACTGGAAGGAGCCGGGAAAAAGGATCGATACGAGAAAGGAAAACTTTCTTTCCGTGTCGAGTGGTTCAATGAATGGCCTGTTGTAAAAACAGTTGTCCGAAAAGATAAGGACAGGTTCGTGGGAATAGATGGATAACGGAGGTTTTGGAATGAAATTTTGGAGTGATGATTGTGAAACCTATGCCGCAGAAAGCATAGAGGATTTGGAAGAAGAATTGAAAGCTCTCGGAGTTGTATCCGAGGAGTGGCCGTTTGACCCTGAAGATTGGAGAGAAGTTTCAAAAAAAGAACGTATGTGGGTTGATCCAGATGTTGATTTTCAGCGTATGAAGACGGATAAGACTTATGAGAAGGAAATAAAGGACAAATGTCTTGTTACATTGGAAGAAGCTTTTAACGGTGAACATGGTCCTTCTGAAACCGGAAAAGCGTTTTTTATGTGTTCGACTGAGTGATCAGTGATTATGGGGGTTGTGAAATGACCATTGACGATCTTGTAACGATATTCAGAGACAAGGAATCCGGAAGGCTGGTAGCTTCACCGAAAAAAGATATTCTTTTCACTGCGGAAACTTTTCTTTGGCTGGGGCAGACAATGATGGAGATCGAGCAGGAAGAAATGAGGTATTTACTGGAAGGAAAGCCGGCCGATTCAGAAATAAACACGGAAAGGGAGAAGACGAAAAATGAGAACGGATAAATGCGTAGACTGCGGAAAGATTCTCCGTGGTGTTGATTATCACGAGAGAGAACCCCGTTGTTATATCTGCGCCAGAAAAAGGCTGGAAGAACAGCGGAAAAGAGAAGAGGAGCAGGCAGATGAGCAGGAAAAATTCTGAAGACAAGGGACCGATCAGACCGAGAGAGTATAGAGACATAACATCTTACGATCCGATGAAGTGTTACTATGAAAGACACGAAGAGCTGGAAACGGGAAGAAGATATTTTATTTCCGAGTGTGCAATGATGGTGAACGAAATACCGAGAGAAGCGATCTGTCCCGGATGCTGTCGTGATATTCAGGTAATGCCGAAAGAGTGGAGACATGGGAAATTAAATCCCGGACTGAGAGACGATATAAATGAATACATGGATTCCGCAAAGACATTTTCCCCTATGTCAGAAGAAGAAATATTTTCACGGAATACCGGAAAGTCGAAGTACAAAAAGCCTCCTCTGGAGTTGATGCCAAGAAAAGAGAATGACAGGAGAAGAGCGCTGGAGATTATTGACGCCATGCGAAGATTTGTTGAAGCAGACAAGTATATCCCGGAGGATTGGTTCGACGAGCTGGAGGATCTTTATGTCGAAAACTGACGGAATGAAAAAACTGGATATCACAGTCAAGATGACAGAAGAGCAATTTAATGCCCTTGCCCGACTGTCTTCATTCTACAATATACCAATGTCGGAAATAATATTTGTAACGGTGAAACCGGAAAGAACAGCAGAGATTTTGCTGAAAACCATGAAGAAACATTTTCCGGAGCAGTGGCAAGAGATGAAAAACTATCCGGAAATAAAAGACTTTCACTTCACAGAAAAAACACATTAAAAATATTGTAAGACGGTGTTAAAAATGATAGACTATAGAAAACACGGAAAGGAGATTTTTTATGGCAGTTGATTTACCGTATGACTATATGTCGATAGACCGGAAAGGTCGGATCAGCACCATCAACGAAGAAGAGGAATTTCGGAGAGAAGAGGAAGAATTTGATCGTCTTATGGCGATGATACCTGAAGAGGGGGAAGAGGATGAGGATTAAGCATTTACAGATAAAGGTTATTGAAACGGGATTTACCAGCGACGGAGAATTCCATTCCGCTGTTGATCGGCTGAATAACACGCTTGCAATTATTCCAGCCGACCGGATAAAGAGTGTCCGGCCTACCTATGAAGGAACCGGGATAACATCGTCATGGATTCTGGAGTATTACATATTCGTGGAAAATGATTCAGAGGAAACCGAAGAAGGAATTGAGGTTGATGATCCGCTGGACGGGGTGGAATGGTAAAAACGCCGTGAAAAGCCGTAAAGAGGTGTTCATGGAAGAGATTGCCGGTCAAATGGAATTGACGCATTCCCCACGCTCCAGAGGGCAGAGAGGAGAGAAAAACGTGACAAATTTGGTTTTATGTATGGACAATCTGGACTTCCTGAAAAAACAGCCGGATAATTCCTATGATCTAATATTCTCTGACCCATGGTACGGAATAGGATCAAACAGAGAATTGACAGGATTCGCAAAGAACAGGTTTTCTGGCGGGGATCTGCTGGAACCGGATGAACCGCCTCCGGAAGAGTTTTTCCGTGAAGTGCTGAGAGTCGGGAAAGTGGTCGAGATATGGGGAGGAAACTATTTTCTGGATAATCTCGGGAAATGTGTTGCTCCCCGGATCTGGAACAAGAAGACCGGAGGAAATAGATTTGCGGATGGTGAATTCTGCTGGACAAGTTTGAAGACTGGGACAATGCGGATATTTGAACATCAATGGTGCGGAGTCTTTAAAGACAGCGAACGGAGAGAGAAGAGAATCCATACCTGTCAGAAGCCGGTTGCCTTGTATAAGTGGCAGTTGTCCATGGATGCGAAACCGGGAATGAAGATACTGGATACTCATTGTGGATCTGGAAGCATGCGGCTTGCCTGTTATGATATGGGTCTGGACTATGAAGGATTGGAACACAATGAAGAAATCTGGATGAGGCAAGAATTCAGATTTGAGAAATACAAGAGAGACGTTGACAGCCAGCCGGGATTGATCAGGAATGATGACGAGCTGGTTCAGGCGCAGTTATTCGGAGGAGAATGAAGAGATGGAAGACTACAAAGACAGAATCGGCGAGCCGGTGAGGGGTTGGGATGATGACGGATCAGAAGCTTGGGGCTTGTTCTTTGGGACACGCTCAATAGATAATAAATACGCGGTTGTGTATCATCGTACAAAAGGTGGAAAATCAACAGAATATTTTGAGCATATTGAATTCCTCACCCCATCCGTCTTCCGGCATTATGGGAAGCGGGCGATGGTTGATGATATGCCAGAGGTTTCAATCATTTTTACAACGCCTGATGGTTTTTGTTATGTGACATCTGACTTGAAGAAGTTTGAATTAGGCAGTAAAGATTATAGAGGTGTTGAGAGGCCCAATTACAAACTTCTCCCCGACACCCACACCATCACCCTAGACGGCAAAGAGAACGAATTGATGGAAGAGCAGAAGAAGCCGAAATTTGATTATGAACAGACAAACGCAATTTATTGTTGGTTTGGTGATCCTTGCTATGACCTTGCGAGTATTGCTGATACGGAAGAACAGAAAGATTACCTTGGAATGATTGAAAAGATTTCAGGAATAACCGGAGCAACAAATCTACAGCAGGCCGAGTTTTTTAATGAGCTTTTCTCAGTTTTAACACCGGAGCAGAAGGCCAGGATCATGGAGGTTTTGGGATGAAAGAGAAAATACTATATAAGGTTCTTAACACAGACCTTACAAGCCCGTATCAAGGGTTCAGGTTTGAGATTGGTAAAGAATATCATTGTAATGATTTTGATAATAACAAAAATAATGAATGTTCTACTGGATTTTATGCCGTTGATTTTGATGGACTTTCTTACGCTTTCAGACAGGATAAAACGGTTTTCGAATGTGAAGTGTGGGGTAAATCTGTTGAAATAAACGAGTTCAAGCGGCGATATGAATACATCAAAATCCTTCGGAAACTGAACAAAAAAGAAGTCATGGACGGATTAAAAAATGGTTCAGAAGCTGCTGGACGTGATCTTTTGCATATTTCGTTTCCCGTTAATCCGTTAAAAAAAGAAAAGCCTGTAACGGAAAAAGATATTGATCTTTTAAAAAAATGGACGTCGATCAGGGCTTCGGTCTGGGCTTCGGTCAGGGATTCGGTCGGGGCTTCGGTCTGGGATTCGGTCGGGGCTTCGGTCTGGACTTCGGTCTGGAATTCGGTCGGGGCTTCGGTCGGGGTTTCGGTCAGGGCTTCGGTCTGGAATTCGGTCTGGGCTTATGTATCTTCTCTTTTTTACGGGATAGAAAAGTGGAAATACATAGAACATAAAGTCGGAGAAAATCCATTTCAGCCGGGAATAGATTTATGGAAGCGTGGATTTGTTCCATCATTTGACGGGGAGAAGTGGAGACTTCATACTGGTCAGGATGCAAAAATAGTCTACGAATGGGTTCCGGAAAGATAATGGAGGTTTTGGGATGAAGGTTAAGACCATAATCAAAAGAATGAGAGATTGTGCCGAGGATGAAATAAAAGGAATGACTGATGAAAATTCACCTTTCTCATGTGGTCTTTCTTCTGAAGGTTTTTCCGGCGGTTATGTCAGGGCGATGAACGACGTTTTATTATTGATGAACGGTGTATATCCTACAAGTTCGAGGTTTTGGCGTCCTGGGATGGAGCAATGAACTGGCCCGCCCTATGGAAAGAAGCCGGGATTGATCCGGAGATTTTAACTATACAGGAAAAAGCCATCACTCCTAAGAAATCCAAGATTTTAAAGCGAGTTGAGGAGTGAGTGATGAGGAAATGGGATGAAGGATTCATTGACGGATATATGACAGTTTTGAAAGCATACTGGTATGAAAATCAGGTCATAGATATTTTTTATGAGCAGATGATTAAATCGGTAAGATTTGAAGATGCTGAAAAATCATGTCCTGATATTGTTTCATATCTTATCTCAGAGGGCGCTTGGCCAGAACGTTTAAGGAGGGAGTGATGGCATATTATGAGGTACATATAAAGTACAAAGGTGAGCTTGTTGAAAAGATAGAGGCCGAAGACGAAAAATCCGCAAGAGAGTGTCTCTTGTGGCAATATTGTATAGATCCGGAAGATGTCATTTCAACAAAGGTCGAAGAGATTGAAAAAGAAGCTTATCTTGACCCGGAGTATTAAGGAGTGAGTGATGGATGGTAAATATTCAGAATTGCCAGAATGGCTAAAGGATGCTTGGAAATTATGTCCCAAGATTGCCAGAGAAGCAGAAAAATTATACAAACCCGACGACTGGAACAAATGGATAACCCCTGAACAGTACAAGGAACGAACAAAAGATAAGGATCATCCAGATGGGAAGGATTGGCCGGGGGATGGGCTGATTTGGTTTAGGGACAGGGAATGGAGTAAGGATGACGAGTGGACACATACTGAATACAGTATTATAAATAGACTTGAAAGCCTGTTTATTGTCATAGCCAACGAACACGGCAAGCCCCCAGCTGATTTTATCCCGGAGGAAACAAAATGAGTAAAGAAAAAATAAACTCTAAAAGGCCGAAAATTATTTGTCTTTGTGGATCAACACGCTTTTATAAGCAATTTCAAAAATCAAATTATGAAGAAACAATGAAGGGAAACATCGTTCTTTCTGTTGGATTTTTTCCGCATGCACAGAAAGAGATGCATGGAGAATGTGTGAGCTATACATATGAGCAAAAAGATATGTTGGATGTACTTCATAAGCGAAAAATTGATCTGGCTGATGAGATTCTTGTTTTAAACGTTGGTGGATATATCGGAGAATCAACAAGGTCGGAAATCCGCTATGCACAGGTACACGGAAAACTTGTGAGCTATTTGGAGGAAACAAAATGACAGAAATAAGGTTTGCTTGTGGTGTTTGTGGCACTCCTCTGGATGAAAATAAAAATGCCATTAAAGAAATCCCGGAAGGATACAACCCGAATGATTTTGAATTGACGTATTGCGATTATTGTGAAAATGAAAATTATGCCATGGAACAATATCCACATTCTATTTTTGAGGAGTCCACAGATGAGTAAAGAAACGGGAGGCCCGGCGTTTCCGGGTATGGTAAGAAAAAATATGGCGACGAATGACAGTCTTCCGGTTTATGACGATGAACCGTATCCAGGGATGGCTCTACGAGATTATTTTGCAATTGAATCTCTTAATGGCATGCTTGCGCATTCTACACGATACAAGCCACGTCAAGGGTGTTCTGAAAATTGGCATGATGCAATAAGTGAAGAAGCTTATGAACTTGCCGACGCCATGCTCAAACAACGGGAGAAAGAATAATGGAAGAGAATAAGATAAAAGAATGTGTTTGCTGCATAAGTTGCGGCACCGTTGTGCATCTTGGAATAGTCTATGAGGTTGCCGATGATGACGGCCGTCAATTTATTTGTTCCGATTGTTATGAAGGAGCAGAGAGATGTTTTGTCCAGCAATCGTGGAACACCAGAAAGGAGTGAGAGACTAATGGAAGAACTTAAGCCGTGTCCGTTTTGTGGGAGTAAAACAGTTAAGAAAATAGGTCCAAAAAACGGGAGGTACATTGTTTATTGTTGTGGGTGTTGGTGTCAAACAAATGAAGAGTGTACAGAAGCAGAAGCGGTGAGACTATGGAACACCCGATCAGGAGAGAAATAAGGAGGAAGTGATGAAGAACTCCTGCTATTGTCATACATGTGAAAAAGCTTTCCATTCTCTTGGAATTAACAGACACAGGGCAATGCACCGTGATAAAAAAGAGGATTGCACGATAACATACACTTATGGAGACACTTATACATTTCGTTTTTCTGAAAAGACAAATCAACATGAATCAAGAGAGAAAGAATGACACAAGAACAGGAAGAAAGGTTTTTTAAAAAAATTAACATTGACATAATTTCTGAACTGGAAAATGTTTCTTATCACTTCCCGGTAAACAGAAAAGATTTTGCAGGATACTTTGAAGACAATTACAAAAAAATGTTTCTGGCTTTGGTTGAGATAGCTATTCACGGGGAAGAGATGAATAATCTTTGCGAAATGGCCGGCGCAACAATTGATATTTGTAAAGAGCCTATAGAATCCGCTTCCGGCCTCCCATTATCAGAGGTTAGAAAAATATATGAGGAGTGTATAAAATGAAAGGGGAGAAGCGTGAATGAGTTGGCACTATTTGCGGGAGCCGGCGGGGGAATACTCGGTGGCTGTTTGCTCGGGTGGCGAACCGTGGCAGCCGTCGAAATTGAAGAGTATCCACGGGCGGTTTTATTGCAACGGCAAGCTGACGGAATCTTACCTAAATTCCCTATATGGGACGACATCAGAACATTCGACGGAAAGCCGTGGAGGGGAAAAGTCGATATCGTTACCGGAGGGTTTCCCTGCCAGGATATTTCCGCTGCCGGGAAGGGAGCCGGGATCGAAGGGGAACGGTCTGGCCTATGGTCAGAAATGGCCCGTGTTATTGGCGAAGTTAGACCATGGCTCGCGCTTGTGGAAAACTCTCCAATGCTCACTTCTCGGGGGCTTGGAACCGTTTTGCGAGACTTGGCCGAAATGGGGTATAATGCGCGATGGTGTGTGCTGGGAGCTGATGACGCCGGCGCTCCTCACCGAAGAAAAAGGATCTGGATATTGGCCTACGCAGCAAAGCAGAGCAGACAGCAGGGGGAAGGGTGGACAAAAAAGCCGGAAAGAAGGGAGACAAGTCAATTTACATTTAGCTGTCAAGTGGGCAACACCTTCCAGCCGGGACTGGAAGGACAGTCCGGGAATGAGTCAGACGGGAACCAATCCGGACGGGACAGAGAGAAAGAGGACAGATCAGCTTGCCCGTCAGGTATATCATGGTGGGACATCGACCCGGCAGACTTACCCGACACCGGATGCAACAATGGGAACACGGGGGACATCTCCGAACTTTCGAAAAATACGGCCGAGTGGGCATCACGCACAATACAAGATCAATCAGGCTATCAGGGACAAGGATGGGCAGGGACAACTAAATCCGGACTGGGTAGAATGGTTGATGGGCTGTCCGGTAACGTGGACATCATTGAATCCGCTTTCGGTGGACAGGTTCCGCGCGTGGGAAAGTCTATCGAAAACAGGGTTGACAGATTGAAAGCAATTGGAAACGGACAGGTGCCATTAGCTGCGGCAATAGCATTCTTAATTTTATCGGAGGGTTTATGAACTTCAAAAAACTGTTTGAGGTATGCTGGAGAACGAAACAATATGAGTGAAGAAAACAATATAATAGATATCGCCGTCAAGAGGAAGGAATTCAGCGAGTGCAAGCATAGTTCTATTATCGTTGATGAAACCCTCAACGAGCTTATTTGTGAAGAATGCGGTGAAAGAATAAACCCAATCTGGTATATCATGGAAATCGGAATAATTACAAATAGGCTCAAAAGAACCATTGAACAATATGAGAAGAGGATTGAAGAGCTTAAAGGTAGGGTACGGGTGAAATGTAGGCATTGTGGGATGTATACAAATATACGTTGATTTTTAAGTTGGAGAGTGATTCATGATAGATAAAACACAGGAAAAGAAACCGCTTTAAAATATTTTTAAGTTGTGGTATTATTGACTTATGAGTGAAATCAACATCGGGATACCGGTTGACACAGTTTTGGAAGCCGTGAGAGGAAGCGGAGGAATCGTTTCTGTTGTGGCAAAAAAGCTGGATGTTCATTGGGGGGTGGCGAAAAAAGTTATAGAAGAACATCCTGAGACGGTTCAGGCTTTTCAGGAAGAGAGAGAAAGAGTGTTGGATATGGGAGAACAGCATTTACTACGAAAAATTTCTGAAGGCGATCTTCCGACGATAAAGTGGTATATGGGAAGAATCGGGAAAGACAGGGGATACAGCACGAGAAATGAAGTTATCAGCACGAACCTGAATTTCAATGAGCCATTACCTGAAGACGTGGACAGAGTGAAGGAAGAGTTTAAAGGGCTTTTTACGAGTGTTGAAGAATTGATCGGAAAAGAGAAAAAGAAACCGACAAAAAAGAAAACACCGGCAAAGAAGAAAACTGGAGATAAGAGTGCTAACAACACAAGAAAGACGGATAAATGAAGCTCTGAGAGAAGCCTGTCTTCCGTTGTGGGTAGCAATAAATTTTCATAAGACGCACAAGAACGAGAGAATGACTTTTCATGATCATCCATATCAGAAGGCAATTTTCGCAGACGAAGCAAAGGAACGGGTAGTCATAAAATCCACACAGAATGGAATTTCTGAGTATCTGGTTATTCTTTGTTTAACTTCAGCGATACAGGGGAGGAATGTCTTCCATGTCCTTCCGACGGATTATATCAGGATTCGTTTTGTCCAGAACCGGATAAACAAGTCAATATCATATACAGATTATTATAGAGCGGTTCTTCGGGAGTCGAGAAAAGACGAGGGAAGCAGATATGCGGAGTCAATGAGTACGAAGCATGTCGGAACAGGGACGGTGGCATTTGTTTCCAGCCGGTCTCAGTCTTCATTTTCAGAGTTTCCTGCTGATGATGTTATTATCGACGAGCTGGATGAATGTGATCAGGATAATATTATACGCGCGCCGGAAAGACAGAGTCATTCCCGAGATCCGAAGACAATTCTTGTGGCGAATCCGTCATTTCTTGATATGGGAATTGACAGAGAATTCAAAAATACCGATCAAAAACACTGGTATATAAAGTGCGAGTGCGGACACTGGTTTACTCCGGACTGGTTCACCCATGTTGTGAGGCAAATTGAGGATGACAGGTATATTATTAGAGATCCGGATTATGATCCTGTTGGGGAAAATGATATCCGACTGATATGTGAGAAATGCGGAAGACCAGTAAACAGGTTTTCTCAGGGAGTCTGGGCGAGTCATGAAAAACATTATAGATCCGGATACAGGATAACGAAAATGTTTTCTGCGAGAGTCCCACTGAGAAAGACGATGAAGAGATTCATCCGCGGTCTGGAGGACGACGAAGAGATGCAGAGATTCTACAATGCGGATTTGGGGCAGGCGTATACAGCGAAAGGTGCGAAGATAGACGACGAAATGCTGAAGGCTTGTTCTCGTGATTATCTCATGCCGGCCAGCTCTGAAAAGCACTGTGTTGCCGGGATTGACGTGGGAAAGAGGTTCCATGTCAAAATTTCAGAGATCCTTCCGGACGATACTTTGAGAACGGTTCTTGTCGATTCAACACGGGATGAAAAGAGAGTGGTTGAATGGCTTTTCAAATATAATGTAAAATGCTATGTTATAGATGCAAACCCGGAGACGAGGATTGCACGGCAGATCGTCCAGTCGAAGCAGGGAGGGTTTTTATGCTTCTACGGAGGAAACAGGAGAGACGGAATAGATGTTCTGGGATCAACAGTAACCGTATATCGAACGTCTGCTCTGGACAATGTGAAAAGTGCGATTATGACGGAGAGGGTATTGTTCCCGAAAAATGTCCTGATGCTTCCGGAATTTGCACAGCACATGACAGCAAGTACAAGGGTGTACGATGAAAAGATGAATGGAGGAGAAGGTGGATACCGGTGGGTTGAAGGATCGAACCCGGACCATTTTTTCCACTCTTCAGCATACGAATTAATAGCACATAGGCTTTATGCCATGGGAGCCATGAGGTAAATTATGATTACAGCACCAGCAATCAGAGCGGACAGTATTCTGAGAGACCAGCCGGGACAGAATAATATCTTTGTCAATAACGATGAACGGCATAAACGGGGAATGAATGTTTGGACGTGGTCTGAACTTATGCCGTTATCTGGATATGATAGATTTGGAAATATGGTTCAGGAGACAATACAGTCTCCCATTTTCATTCTGACACCAGATGAGAGAGAGGAAATATTCAGAAAATCTTCCATGGTTTTCGGAGTCATAACAAGCCGGATGAACAGGATTGCGTCCCTGAAATGGACGATAAATTTCAAAAAGCGTGATCTGGAAAGAATAGTCTATATGCTGAAATCCCGGAAACAGATTTATGATGAGTATGAAGGAACGACTGTTCCGGCGGAAATGCTCCTTCGGTTGCGCCAAGTAACAGAGATAAGGAAACAGCTCCCGGATATCAGGATGGATCTTTCCAATTTTGACAACTCAATCCGGAGGCTGGAACGCAGGGCGAAAATGGCGATAGATGACAGGACGGAGGAAATTCAGGAATGGATCAAAACGCCGTCTTCAGATGTCACGTTCAAAGACTTCAGAAAGAAGTGGGTAAAAGACCTCCACTTGCATGGAGTCGCTTCGGCATTTAAGAAATTTGGAGAAGGTGAAAAGGACTTTTATATTCTTCCAGGTGGGTCTGTTTATCCTCTGCGTGGAGAATTTGTCGGACAGGTGACAGGATACGCACAGATGATCCCCGGATATACACCAAGAATATATTTTCAGGATGAAATCAGTTTTGACAGTTATGTTCCGAATTCAAATATCAGTTACGGAAATATTCCGATTGAGGCGTTGATCAACAAAATTGCCGAGTCTATGCTTTTTGATGAGAAAATGGCAAAATCGGCAGATGGGTCAAAACCTCCTGAAAAAGTTGTCGTGTTTGGAGATAACAGGGTTCCTTTTGGAGATATGACAGGAGGGAATCCCATAACTGTCCCGATGAACACCGTGGAAAAAAAGCGAGTAGAAGAGACACTGACCCAGTACAGGGAATATGCCGTGGCTGTTCTCACTGGTGTTGGGACTCCTACTGTTCTGGATTTGACGAGAGCGGACACTGTCGGCGTGCAGATGCAAAGACAGGATAAGCTTCTCAGGGATTGCGCCCTTGTTTTCAATATGTCAAACATGGAAGTGAACCTTGCTGGAGGAGAATTCACTTCAGGAAAGGAAACCTCTGAAACCCAGGGAGAGATCGAGGAAGGGAAAGGGACTCAGCCGGTTGCCCAGCAATTTAAAGAATTCATGGATAGAGACATAATCAGGCCGATCTTCGGTGATATGTTTGAATTCGAATTTGAGATATCGCAGACAGAACAGCAGAGAGTCCAGCTTGATCAGCAGAAACTTTCTGCCGGATATACCATGAATGAAGTCAGAAGAGATCGGGGAGACGACGCGATTCCCGGAGAGGAATACGATAAACCGCAAGGCGGAGGCACGCCGATTCCGGATGGAACGCAGACGAACCCGATGAACGTTAAACAGATTTAAAGGAGAATACATGAGCGTAGGAAAACGGATGGAAATGGCGTGGAAAGCCGACATGGAATTGAGGAAGAGCAAATTGAAAAGAGCGAAAGGGAAGCCCGGAAATAAGATTCTCCGCAAAATGCAGAGAGAAGAGGCAAAGAGGATAATCCGGGAAATACGGCTAGGACTCATTTAATGGCTGGAGTACGGCTGATCGACAAGAAATTCACTCAGGCAGAAATGGACGAAATGCAGAAGCCCATGGAAGAAGACCTAATTTATTTTTATGAACTGCTGGAAATGGCCGTAGAGGAATTGATTAAGCAGGCAGTCGAAGAGGGATGGACTCCGGAGCAGTTAATTTCTGAAGTCGAAGGACTCTTTGAACAGCCGATCAATATTTATGAGGAAGTGGAGGTCAGAAAGAGCATGGACGAATTGACAATCGGGACGCTTATAGAGAGAGAACATACGGACGACATGAAGACCGCGCAGAAAATCGCACAGGATCATATCAACGAAAACCCGGAATATTATTCAAAGTTAATTGATGCCGGACTTGTGGAGCCGTCGGAGTTGATGATCAATAAAGCACTGGAAGATTCCCCGGAATTTCATTCTGCAATGAGAGAATACGGAGAAGGAAAGCTGAAGACATCGGCAGGGGATATCGTTAACAGTATTGAGCAGGCAAAGGCCATTGCTTATTCAAAGGCAAAAAGAGCAACAAAATGCCGGGATTCGCTGAACAAGATCAACAAATGTATGCAGGAATTGAATGGCAAAAATTAAGGCTTCCGATCTTCTAAAGAAATACAACATCCCGCAGAATAAGGTATCCGGCCATAACTACCGGAAAATAATGAATGACATAATCCAGAACAACACCGAAAACACGGGGAAAGCGGTCGGCAGAATATCCAGAGAGAATTTTGAGAAACAGTTCAAAAAGGTCAGAGTAGGAGAACAGAAGAGAATGATTCTTCCGGATGTTTCAGAAGCCTTGCCGAAAAGATCCGTTTTCATGAGGAAATCGGCGGAAAGAGGACAGATTCTCTCAGACGGCATGAGAGACCGGCTGACAAGGGATTTGCGGAAAACTCTGGAATCACATACAGCCAGAGGACGGCCGACAATGGTTCGAGCCGGCGGAAGGGATGCGGGAACAATAAGTCCGGCATTGATTGAAGATTTCCAGAAGAGAATGACAAAGACGTTTTCGGATTACAGGAAGAGAGATCCGGAAACAGGTGTCCCAAAAAACATAAAAGCCATCGCGATAACAGAGGTGAGGTCTGCGGTTGATGATGCAAAAGAGCAATACAACCGGAAATTTTACCATAAGAATCAGGGATCAGGCCAGATGTGGAGAGAGTGGATACAGAACAAACAGCTCGCGAAACAGCCGAGACACGGCCATGATCCGGATATAATAGCCAGATTCACACGGGGAGCGGAGAGAACGGCAAGAGGAGTCAGAGTGCGTTTTGAGGAAGAATTCGTTGTTCCGGTTTTTCTGAGACGGGGAGGACGGTTTATTTATCAGTACACAGAAAAGATGAGACATCCTCATGATCCGAGAGGATCGGCGGGGCAGGTGATAAACTGCAATTGTGACAGCCAGTATTACTTTGAGCTGTACTCTTGACAATTAAACAATTTACGATAGAATGGAGAATAAGATGGGAGACAATAAAAAAATAAAGTTTTTTTTCACACCCTACGACAAGGCACTGGACAGATTCGCTGTCGAAAAGGCAGAAACTGAAGGCGGAAGAAAGCGCCGATATCTCAGAGGCGTGTCTTCAGGAATCATGACTGATCACCACGGGGAAAGAATGACTTCGGCCTGTATAAAGTCTTTCCATGAACAGGCCAGCAATGGAGACGTCTTGCTGTTTGAAGGTCAGCACGGCGTTGATTACACCGACGATTTGGGAATACTGACACATTCTGAAATCCTTCCCACGGGAGACTGGTTGACAGAATACCGTCTTTATGACGAGGATGACGGATTTGCTCCGGGATCAGTTACATTGGAGCGTTCCGATAAGTTATGGAGACAGGTCAACGGTCTTCCGCCCTATAAGACCCCGAAACAGAAAGGGTTTTCAGTGGAAGGTACAATCCCGGACGGACACATTGTTGAAATGGATTCTTCAGGAAGAAGAGTCATTGACAAAGTGGATCTGGACGGGGTTGTGGTAGTCGCAAAGCCGTCATACAAGCCTTCTGTTCTCTCTTCAGTCTATAAAGCTCTGAATGAATTACCGCCGAAAGTGCAGGATTCCCTGAGAAACAGGCTGAAAAAGAGAGAAAGGCAGAAAGATTTCTTCGAGGAAAAGTATTCTCTCATGGACATACTATGGGAAATGGTCGAAGAAATCATGGCCGATTTTCATGCTGACAAAGATAAAACTCTGGAAATCGTCTTTGATCAGTTCCGGGATGAAATGATCCGGCTTCTTCTGGACAATCAGGATCAATTTGAACAGAAAGTCCAAAAGGCTGAGATTGACCCGACAGCGCAGGCACGAGCCAAGGTTTTCAAGGATATGGCCGTCGCTGTGAACAGATTAACAAGGTTCTATGGAGGAAAACGAAATGCTCGAACCGCAGGAAAAACAGTTGCTTCAGACCATTGTTGAGGGAGTCAATCAGATCCTTTCAATGGAAACAGCAGAACCCGCCGAAGCCGGCGAGGTTGAAAAAATTGATCCGGCAACAGCCATGACTCTGGCGAATACCGCACAGGGGATGATGCAGAAACCGGAAGTAGACAAGGGTAAAGGACAGATGGCCGGAAAAGTGCTGGATACAGTCCGTGATATCGGAGTAGCCAGCGCAGGGAACATGAAACCTCCCGCCGGAAGTCCTCCTCCTTCTGACGAGGCACAGAAGATGGTCGATAATCAGAGGGCTGAAGACGATGACGTTCGCAAGGCAAACGAAGGCCCCACAGCCGACGACAAAGCCGAGCTGAGAACTGAAGACGGAACGGATATCACCGAAGAGAATTACAGCGAAGTGGGAAAAGCCTTCATGAATCTTTTCGCAAAGAAATCCGTCCGGAAATCAGCTGGTTCCCAGAGTGACAATATTGCAATCGTTCTGAAAGGTATCTCCGACAGGATCGGACAGATGGAAACAGCGCAGGCCAATCTGCTTGATGCGATCGGACTGACGGAGTCAGTGGAAAAAAGCCTTATGGCGGGGCAGAACAACACTGTCCAGAAATCCGCTCCTGTTTCCTCTCCCGACGCCAATGCTTTCATGCAGTCATTTGTGGAAATGGTTATGAAAGCGCAGGGTACACAGGCCAGCGATCCTTTTGCCCGCCCCGAAACAGGGCTGGAAAACGTTCGGAAAGACCTGAGGAACTCAATGGATTACATTTTTCAGGACAACCTGAGACAGTCTCAGTAGATCCGAAAAACAACAGAGAGGGTACTTAAATGTATGCAAGAGAATTTAACCAGCTTTACGCTCACCCTGAAAATAAGGCTCTGATCCGTAAAGCTCTGACATCCGGTTCCGGCGTAGGTGGTGCGCTGATTCCGGAAAAACTGGAAACAGTAATCACCACAACGGCTGTGAGACTCGTTCCCGAATTGGCAATGCCGGTTCTGAAGTACGATCCGCAGAAATACCATGAATTCAACAGACTGACTACTCTTCCTTCAGCCGGTTCTGCAATGGGTGAAAACTCCACGACTCCGACAAGGAATTCCGTGTTTGCCCGTGCAAACGTGGAACTGAAGATCATGAAGAGAAAGGGCGCTGTTACCGGATTCCTTCAGGATGCTTCCGAGGGATACAAGGACGCTTCCGCCTCTGAACTGGAAAGTCATGTTCAGGCGTTTGGAAATGACCTCCGGACTTACATGGTATATGGAAACAGGGGAGCCGACGCTTACACTTTCGATGGACTGGATAAATTTATCGCAACAAACAGAACAACCGTTTCAACAGCGGTACAGACAGACCTGTCCCTGCTCGATGAAATGATTGACGCGAATGTTCGCCGGCAGGGAAACAGCCACAGAAAAGCGTTCCTGATCTCTCCGGAACTGCTTTCTCAGCTTTCACGTCTTTGGACAGTTGTCCGGGATACCCGTCCCGCAGACGTAACAGGAACCACGATGGAAAGAATGGTATCCGGTGGGTATCGGCTGGAAACATACAGGGGCGTTCCTTTTCTGGAAACCACTGTAACACGGCCTACCGGAACCATGACGACTGTAACAACGGCCTCCGCCGGTTCAGGGTCTGGAATTCCTGATGACCAGTATTTCTTCCGTGTTGCTCCCGTAACATGGGAAGGAGAACAGATGGCCTCCGCAGAAGCAAACGTGACAACTTCGAGCGCAGACACGATCACTCTGTCCTTTACCGCATATCCCGGTGCTTTGTACTACAAGGTTTATTGCGGTCTGGCAACGGGTGTTCTGGCCCTGTGTAAAGTGTTCTCGGCCTTCACTTATGACGCTGACGGAACAATCACGGGAAATGTTGCTTCACTTCAGTTCACTTCAAATCCGTCAACTCCCGATGCAACGAGCGTTCCGACTCACATGCAGTCAGATGTTCCGCTTGTTGCGACAGGTGGGATTCCCGCGGAATGTCTGATCCTCTGGGATCTTGATGAATTTCAGGGTATGGGAAAAGTGGCCTACACTAACAAGGGCGGAAGCCGGTTTAAGGGTCTGATTACCCCCATGGAAATCTACCGGACAGATGACAACTATCCTTTCCTGCTGAAGTCTTACAGTGCGCTGGTTGACTCTTTTGAGGCGACAAGTTACCTGGCACGGGGTCTGAGGGTTGCTTAATGGAAAATAACAAGGTATTGACATCAAAGGAATACCTTAAAGAGAGTGCGGAGGCCCAGAAAGCCTCCGCTTCTCCCATTAAGGCGAAAGAAGAAAGCAAGATCGAAAAATGGATCTTCCAGAATCCTCATGCGCCGGAGAAAGGAACAGCAACAGCTTTTATCACAGATGATCTGACAATTGTGACAAAAGACGGGATCTACGAATTTCCGGAAAAGATGACCGAAGCCGAAAAAATCAGGCTTAAAGGTATTCTTACCCGTGAAGGATGGATTGACAAATCTGTTGTCAAGAAAAATCCTCCTCCGGAGAAAGTCATATTCAAAAATCCGGTCTATACCATGGCACACCCTGAAAACGGACCTGAAAACAAACTGAATGGAGAAATCCATGTCGGTGGATATGACAAAGAAAGAAAAGAGGACTGGAACATCGGAATTCTTATGGAGGACTCCATCGTCGTTGTAGAAGGGGAATTGGTCAAAGAAGAGCTTCTGAGATCGAAATTCGAAATTCTGGAAGTAAAAGAGAAAGGATCTTCCGGGTGCAGAAAACTTTCCCGGACAAGAACAGCAGAAGATCCTCCGTTCAATAAACCTTCAAAAAAGGGTGAGGACAAAAAAGAGGGAGAAGGAAAATGAATTTATCAGCAATAGGCGCAGGCGAAGCAAGTGTCCTGAACAACATGAATCCGGCTTCACAGAACGTGGGACTGGGAAGCGTAGTAAAAGCGGCGCAGGAAGAAATCATTGAGATTCAGGATTCCGCTCTTTACTTCATTGACATTCCCATAACGGCGGCCGCAAATTCAACACCGGTGAGTGTAAATGCCCCGTTCGATTGTGAAATCGTCGATGTGATCGTCCAGGCAAGGGCAACATCCGGAAGTGGAACAGCAACACTGAGAAGCGGGACAAATGCCATTACCGATGCAATCGCAATGGCGACGGACACAGCGAAGGTTTTGGCGGGGAATATAGATGATACTTATTCTATCCTGTCAGAAGGTGATGCTATAAATGTCATAACTGCGGGAGCAAACGACAGAGGACTCGTTACCGTAGTTGTGAAAAAAGCATAAATGTTGATTTGTTTTTAACGGGAGGATGCAAAAGTGGGATGGGTCAAAGCGGAAAAATTACCGATGATTCAACCATAAAAGCTCCTCCTCGTTTAAATTGGAAAACGGGGAAGACATGGCAACGATACCGACGACAAGAGAAATCAGAGAATATCTGGAAAATTTCCAACTCGATATAGAGTCATCAAAAACAGTGACAGGAAACACAACTCAGGATTCTCCTGATATCGTTATCGCAGACACACGGACTTTGAAAGAAGGAATGAGGATAGCCGGAACCGGAATTCCGGCAGGGTCTGAAATCCTTGTTGTCCAGAGTGGACAAATAACCATTTCAGCCAATGCAACGGAAACAGGAGCAGGCGTTTCTCTGACAATCACATATTATTCACAATTGACAGACGGATGGATATCCCGGCAGAGAGACGGGTTCATTATCCCATGGATTGAACAGTATCTCGGGAGAAAGATATCTGAAGAAAAAACATATCAGAGATTTTATTCCGGGATGGGAGAGTCTGTTCTGGTTTTGGATCATGCGCCGGTAACGGAGATCGTGACCCTGAAATATGTCGTCAATGAGGATATGTATGAACCGGCAAGTATTTCAGAAATCGGACGATATGTTCTCAGCAAGGAAACGGGAGTGATAAAAAAGGTGGCTTCTCTGTTCCTGAAAGGTGAAGATAACATATTCTGTGAATATAAAGTGGCCTCTATCACAGAGGGGGAAGACGACGTTCTGGATAATGAAGTCCTTCTTATGAAAGACATCATAATGAAATTGACGCTGGAAGTAGCGCTGGGACAGGTGGCAAACAGAACCGGAGGCGGACAGCTTTCTTCTCAGGGGTATAGCAGGAGTTTCGGGAACAGAGGAAAATTCTCGGACATAAGAAACGATCTTGCAAATCAAGCACTTTCATCTTTGAAACTTTTCTTCAGGTAGGTAGATAGTGGCACAACTCGGACCTTTGACCACGACGATCCCGGCCAGAGTAGAACTGGAAAGACTTCATGCCCTTCTCGATGTGCAGGAAATTGTCCATGAATATGGACAGGACATGAGAATCTACATGAGGGGAGAAGCCGACGTTGACCGGGATTCCTATAATTCCATAAAGCGGAAAAACTACGAAGATGAGACAAAGATTTTTAACCTGAAAGCATGGCCACTGGATGACAAACCTTCGGAACAGTATCTCCTGAAGCTGGGATGGACGGAGAGAGTCGATCTTGTGGCAAAAACGGCAATGAAAGACTGGATGGATGCCGGATGGAATTACAACGATTTGGACATGAATAAGGCCACGGTAGTCGTGGACGGAGCAGAGTGGACGATTAAATACAAAGCGACGGAAAACAGGCATAATAATACATACCTGTATATTGTTTTGGGGTTGGTGCAGAACAGATGATAGGTTTCAAGTTTTCTGAATCATACGACGCAAAAAGAAAAAGAATGAGACGGCTTCCAAAGCTGGCCGGGAAAAGCATCAACTCGATGACAAAGAAATATGCCGTCAACACGATCCTGAATTATCAGGATGGGTTAAAAAAGAATAATTTCCGGCTGGAACGGCTGAAGGATGCGACGATAAAACAGAAAACAAACGAAGGACTGAGCCGGCCGCGTTCTCCGCTCTATGGGAAGGGAGAGGATGAAGAGAGAAGTCTGTTTAATGCGCTGGTGCTGAAAAGACAGTCAAACGGGTGGAAAATTGTTCTATCTCGTAAAAAACATCATAAAGCAGATTTGACACTGGCAAAATTGCTTATGATCCATGAAAACGGAGCAATCATAAAGAGAGATGATGTTCTGATCCGAATTCCTCCACGTCCGGCACGGATCAGAGCATTAAGTCGGACGCTCCGCCAAATGAAAAAAGAAGAGTCGGCAAAAAAAGTCAGAAGGGCTATGGCGAGATATATTAACGACAACAAGAAAGACGAATTAATCAAAATGCAGAGGTTGTCATCGAGGGAGAGACGTGTCAGAGAGGGTAGTTGATCTTTTAACGGATGAAACAGGTTTCTCATATTCAGACGCAAGTTTTAGGCAGTATAATGAGATCCCGGAATTCGTTGCAGGCTGGCAGGAAAAATCTCTCATGTTCCAGTTTCAAAACGGCGGATATTGCGAAAAGACACTATCGACTCCGGTTTCAGTTGATACGGGAACGGGAGGAGATGATTATATCGTTTTTTCGTGCTGGACAGATCAGGAGACGGCGACAGCCAGGAAGAAAGACGATTTCATTTTTTCAGTGGATTTTGGTTCAGGAAGACGGTATTTCCAGCCGAAAAGAGAATTCATTCATATTGCAATTCCGGCGGTAGACAGCACAATAACGAAGATTAAATTTGAATATCACGGGACAGATATCGGGATTTTACTGGTTTCATACATGGTGGTGGTGAAAGAGAACATCCCGAAGGATATTTTTGCTTCCATGGTGACGGCATGGGAAAGAGAAAATATCAGAAAATTTCTCGGAACAATCAGCTTGTCTCAGGATGATGAAACGTTTTTGATCGTGGATTCGGTTTCCGGGAGGGTGATACCGTCGATTATCAGAAATTCTGTTTTTCAGATAGACGACGGGGTGAATTCGGAAATCCATAATGTAAAAGAATTTTCAAATGGACAGATAACTCTCGGGGATCTTTTCGATGGGACGAAGATTCTTCATGATTATACTGACGCACCGATATATCTGTATTATTATGGCGGGTATGGACACTTTGAGAAAACAGCGGTATTTCCGTCGATTATTTTCTGGGGGATGTCTCCGGAGCCGGTAGTCACTTCCAATGAGGAAGAGAGAGTTTTATTGTCGGCTTCTGACGCTGTTTTGTATTATGAGGAAAAAAGAACCCGGAACGAAAAGTGGGCGGTGCAGGCGGAAATAGACGCTCATTATTATGAAAGCATTTCAGAAATGTCACGGATACTCCGAGACATCCTGATAAAGAGGGAATTGTGGTGTAACGGGGTGAAGCTCCGTCTGGACTGGGATAGTGAACCGACGGAGAACGATCCACAAGATCCTATCGACATAATTCCCCGTTTGATTTATACTTTCGAGGTGGAGGTAAATGAGGCCGTATGGAAAAGAATAACAACAGTTCCCTTGGTGACGCAAACACTGACGATAGATCAGGAAAAGTCAGAGGGATGAAAAAAGAGGAAAAGGTAAAAACAATCAAGGTTATTCCGCGGAAGAACAGAACGATTGAATTTTATCTTGGAAGACAGTTTTTCAGAGTGGAACCCAGAAAGCCGGAGGACGTACCGGCTGATATATTCGAGAAAGATCCTTCTCTGAAAAAAAATCTTGCAGAGTTGACCGAAAAACGGGTCAAGAAAGAGGGATAAGAAATGGCACAGGAATTACGCAGGCTTGGAACCTACGGCGAAAATCTGCCGGTGAAGCGTTCCAGACAGGTAAGGCAGGCCGAATTCAATAAAGCCGGTTATATGGGTTTTCTTGAGAGGCGATATAACAAGGCAATGCTCTGCCGGAGATATTCTGAATTTCAGGAGATTTTCGGGAAACAGATTGACGAGTCTGCCTTTTGCCCCGATGTGGTAAAAGGTTTTTTCGATAACCTTAAAAACGTTCCCGGAGAGGTTTACATTGCCGGATATCTGGGAAACGATGGCGCCGGAAATATTGACGCTGTTGTGGCGACAAGAGAAGTTGCGAATGACGGAGCAGATGCGGACGCTTTAATCCTCTCCGGGGCATACAAAGGTGAGCCTGAATACGGAGCAAGCGGTAACAGGACAGGAACATTGATCACAGCAGCTGATCGTTTCTCAACTCAGGCATCGGCAACGTGCGCCGCGACAGGGCAGAGTTATGCGGAACTGGATTCTGTTATAGGCTTCAGAGTCGGAGACATTGTCAAATTTGTTGCAACAGGCGGTACTCCAGGAACGGAGTATAAAAAAATAACTGCCATTGATGAAAACCTGAAAAGGATTTCATGGTCAGGAAATTTTTCGGCCAGCGCAGCCGCTCTTGCCGTAAATGATGTTGTCAGCATTCCAGGATTTACTATTCAGACTTACAGAAAAGATATCACAGGGGTTGAACAGGAAGTCGATATTGACAGGGGAAAGATCGTATGCACAACAGAGAGCGAAGTGACGGAATTCTACGTCGGGAACATTTTCAATGATTCCCCGTGGCTTTCTGCTGTATATTCCTCCTCGGACACACTGGCGGACAGGTTGATTTCTTCAGACTCTGCCGTGACATACCCCACGAATGGCGCATACGGAACAGCCGGATATACTGCGGGACACTGGGATGTAACACTTCATCTTTTTGATGATCTTCCTGTCCGTATGCTGGCGAACCCTGAAACGATCGTGGACGTGGTGCAGACAGCAGGAGAAGCATACTGCGCCTCCCGTGAGGACGATAATCCGGTATGGTTCAGGACAATACAGAGTGAACGTTCAAAGAGTCAGTTAATTACTATCGGGAACAATCTTCAGAGATCGGATGCGGTATATGGAAAGATCATGGCACACTGGCTGGGTGTAACAGATCCTTTCTCTTCTGCCGTAAACGCTCCGGACAGAGAGATCCCGAACGTCGGTCATGTCATGGGCCAGTGGGTAAGGGTTATCGCAAAATACGGGATTCACCACTCACAGGCAATCCAGCAGGAACCGCTTGTCGGCGCGAATTCAGTTATCGGAATTCAGTTTCCCGATAACTTTGACAGGACGGATCTGGCGAACGCCGGAATAAATTGTATTCAGGAAATTTCAGGCGTGGGAATTGTTGTGAGAAACGCTTTTACCTATTCAACGGATGAAGCATACAGATTCTCCGAAGGGATTATCATGAGAAACTTTTTCAAGGTTTCTTTCATCGACAGTCTCAGGGATGAAGAAAATATGCCGACCACTTATGCACGGCTCCAAAACAACAAATCGGCGATTCTTCAGTTTTTCCATAAAATGTGGAACGAAGGAACAACAGGAAGCGTCCCGGTCGGAGAGACTTTCGGGCAGACTTTCGATCCCGATACCGGAGTTGAATCAAAACCGGATGATCACTTTGAGTGCAAAGCGGATCTGACAAATAATACTCAGACAGGGTTGAATGCGGGACAGACAAATTTTGACTGTTACTTCACATTCCCTGCTCCGAACGGATCAATCAAGATCGGTCTCGGAATCTTACGGCTGTAATGGAGGAAAATTGAATGCAGACAGGAGACATGGTCAGCAAGAAAAAGCTGTTTTTTGACGGGTTTGAACCCGACGGTCTGGTCAGCGTGAGCGAGATCAGCCGTGAAAAGGGAGCCGTTCCCATTCCGTCGTTTCACAAGATTTATTCTCGACACAACGGAACAGAAACGATCCCCCCGATTGAAGTGGTCTACAAGTACAAAAAGAATTCTGAAACCTTCAATTTTTTTGAAGAGTTCTTCAAAGACAATGAGGAAAAGGATGGAGTGCTTGTTGAAACAGATGGACACGGTGTTGAATATGCAAGATATCTTCTTTCCCGCTGTGAGTGTTCAAAGAAGAGTATCAATGCTTATGATGCGTCCAGTCCCGATTATGCGAGATCGTCAATAACGATCCTGCCCGAAGATATCATCACGATAACGGCATAAGCCGAAAGGAGAGAAGAAGTGGGTTACATATTACCGATTCCTATTTTCAAGACTGAAGATGAATTTATTCAGGAAGTGGAGATCGGAAAGCCGAAACCCGGAAAGGTGGCTGAAATCAGAAAGCTGGTGGATCAGGGCTATTTCTTTAAGGGAATGGCCCGTTTCATCGGCAATATTTTAGAAGAGGACGTGAGGCCGGAGCTTATCCCGATAAAGAGCGCAGAGGAAATTTCGCTTCAGTCGATGATCAAAGTTGTAGGAGACAAATTCGACGGCTTTTTTAAGTGTCCAGTATGCGGGACAGAAGAAAAAAGGATGTTGATGAGTGACGATCCGGACGATGACATGAGGCTGAGTATTCATGATCTGGAGTCGAGAAAACAGGAAGTCCCGGCGCAAGACTTCACTATCGAGTTGATTGAACCGGTAGAATTGAAAGCCATGAGCAAAGACGGGGAGCCGTTTGTCGTGAAGTCTCTGAGAATGAGGTATCCGACACTGGCCGACGGGATAAAAGCAGAGAAGACCGGAACGGAGGACGAAGAACAGTTCCGGATTTATGTGAATTGTCTCGAAGAAATTAACGGGGACGGGCTGCCTGTTTCAGCAAGAATCAGGAACGCAACAGGAATTCTTATTTTCAGAGAAATGGGATGGGATGACTTGGAGGCGCTGGGAAGAAAGGTCACAAGAGAATTCGGCCTTCAGACCTATATTGAAATAGACTGCCGGAAATGCGGGAAGCATTACAAAGGGGAGGTGAATACTGCCTCTTTTTTCGCTTCCGCTCTGGAATAGGTTATCAGGACTTAAAAGCCCTGAAGCCGGATAAAAACCGGCATTGGCTGTTTCAGAGCCTGCAATATATTGATTATTCGAAGGGAAAGTTCCTTACGGAGTGTTTTATCATAGGATTCGCTTCAAAAGGATCTTTTTCCCCGGAGTATCTGGGAGATTTGGACTGGGATGAATTTAACGATCTTCTGTTGTTTTCCCAGAATCTGATAAAAGCAATGCAGGGGAAGCCTGGTGGCTAAAGAAGACATATCCTTTACGTTTGACAAAAAACCATTTGAGAATGGTATAAAATCAATCTCAGAGAAAATGGGAAACCTGAAGAAATCGGGAGAGAACGTTTCAAAGGCCATAACAAAAACAGTATCAACAATGGTACGCAGATTGATGATGATTGCCGGAGCTGTTGGGTCTGTTGTCGTCGCGCTCAAACAGCTTCCGGAAGTTACTCAGACTTTGGGTGTTATGAAAGATGTGTTCATGAAAAACCTCCTCTGGCCTCTGAGAAAAGAAATTATGCCGATGCTTCAGAAAATGATGGACTGGGTGAGAGACAACAGGGCAAGATTCGTGAAGTGGGGAGAAACGCTGGTAAGCATTTTCCGTGTTGTAAAAACCATGGTAACGAATTTCTGGAATGTCCTGAAGGAAGCGCTTGGCGGGGTCAAAAGATTTATACAGGATATGTTCGGGTTGAGAGAAGCTGAAAATATTCTGAATATTCTCACTTTCAAAGTGGCAACGATCTTTATGTTTTTGGGAGCATTACTGGAGCCGATTGTAATGAGGATCGGAGAATTAATTGCCGTGATTCTTCCGCCTCTTGTGGAATTACTGGGAGGGGTATTCGGTTCTATAATGGAAGGGCTTATGGCCGTTTCTGGCCCATTGACAGATACTTTCGAGAATATAAAGAAAATTCTGGAAGAATTTCTTTCTGTGAACGAGGAAGGATATAATCTTCAGTATATAATCGAAGGGGTGGTTGATGGGTTCATGCGAATGCTGGCGTTTGTCATAGAATTGACAGCCGCTTTTACTGGAGGATTCGCAGAAGCAATAGAAGGAATAATGACCCCACTCGGAGTTCTGCTGGACTCAATTCAGTCGGTTGCGGAAGCGATTTTTGGAGCGGAAGAATCTTTAAAAGTTTGGAAGGACATTTTCGGATTTCTCGGGCAAGTAGTCGGAACCACTTTGAGAGTCGCCTTCACGATAATTGCCTTTTCAATAAAGCAGACAGCGGAAGCACTGCTTTTTCTTTTTGATTTTTTGGGGCATAAAATTGCGGAATGGAAGGAAAACGGATATTTTGACTGGTTGATTGATATTGTCGGGAGGCTGGCAGAGAAAGTCAATGAGTTGATGAGCAATGAATTTTTTCAGACCGTCGGAGGTGCGTTAACCGGAGCATGGGATTTTATTCAAGATGATGTTTACGGAGAAGGGTATTCTGAGAGAAGACGGAACGAAAGAAGAGGTGTCCAGGATGTTGTTATCACACCCGGAGGGCAGATCATCGAGACTTCGCCAGAAGACTTTTTATTCGCAACGAAAAACCCTGAATCAATGGCCGGAGGAGTGAACATAACAATAGATATGAGCGGGGCGAATTTCACGGTAACGGAAGGAAACGCAGAGCAGGCCGGAATGAATTTCGCACAGGGTCTCGGGAAACAGTTACGAAATGAGCTTCTGGATGAAATGGAGAGAGTGGCATTATGATCCCATGGTTCATGTATGATTTTGAAAACAATCAGCTTATCACTTCAAAATTCGTGCCGTCAGACATTCAGGACACGAAGAGAGTTATTTTGACAGAAGTTCCGATACCGGGAAGAAATTATTCCCCTGTAGTTCCTGGAGGAAATGGAAATCGGAGAATTTCCTTTTCTCTTCCGCTTCTTCACAAGGGAGACGCTGGAAATATTATCTGGTTGAAACAGTTCCAGCTTTTAAGGAATCAGGTCGGTTCTCTGTTTAATGCGGGAAGAAAGCAGTTTGCAAAGAATCCCCGTGTCATTTATTATTACGGGACCGGCTCTGTTCCGCTTGTTTACTGGGTAGCGAAGGCAGACATTGTCAATAAAGAACATTGGAATAATAGATTCGGAATTCCGCAATATTCAATCGTAAACATTGAATTAATACTGGATGAAAGGAATATCATGTATAAAGCTGAAGAGGCTTTCCGGTTCTTCACAGGAATAGCCGGGACGTTTGCCGGAACACTGGAGGTATTGAACCAGTGAGATATCTTGATGTTGATTCTGTTGATTTTTACGACGGAAGCAAGACAGTAAAAATAAAGCCGCGGAGAGAATATCCGGAATATCAGCTTACCGGAGTATATCGGCTGAGAGGCGAAAAAACTTTGGACGAAGTGGCATTTAAAATCTACGGTGGGAGAAGTCAGTCTTTGACGTATAAGCTATTCGATTTTAACAGGGTAGCCCTGAAGGAATACGGATATGATCTTACGAAAATCAAAAGTCTGAAAATACCGAAATGATAGGACTGGAAAACAAGGATCTTTCATTCTTTGAAATAGAAAGCGATGACTTTAACACGGAATCCATAAAACCAAATGATTTAATTTCTCTGTCTGTAGCGGAAGAGATGGGACAGGTTGCTTCCGGATCAATCTCAATGTGGGATCAGAACAATGTTTATTCACGAATTCTCAGACCGGGAGCCTCTTTTACTCTTGCTTGGGGATATAAGCAGAACAATTTTATAGAGACTATCGCAGACGCTTCTTTCGAGACACTGGATCTTTTAAGTGATCCGTTGGAAAGAAGAGGTCTGAAGGTATTTGTAACAAGCCCTTCAGGAACAGCCGGAGGAGCTGGAAAAATCATGTTTAATTGTTCTTTCCTTTCGATTGATATGAGAGGGCAACAGGAAATAAAGCTGTATGAATCCGGAACAAAAAAAGATGTCATTCAAGATGTCATGGCAAGAATGGGAATATACAGGGCTGAAATTGATTTTGAAAGAGGAAGTGAAGTCATAAATTCAAACACGGCAGTTATGCAGTGGGAAACGGATTTTCAGTTTCTTTCCAGACTGTCATGGGAGTGGAGAACATATTTCTTTACAGGATACGACAGGCAGGGCCGGCTTATTGCGTTTTTTATTGATCCTTCCCGGATAAAAGGTAGCAGTATAGTTCTGGAACAGGTGAACAAACGATCAAATCTATTTGAATATGGAACGCAGGATTCAAATGTTCTTTCTTACACTTGGCAGGACAAATCCATGGATTCCGGAATAGGGTCAAACGGACAATTGATGATCATTGACGGGGTTCCGGTGGTAAGGCGCTACGTCATGGAACAGGAAGCAGTTGTCACTTACCGGCTGAATACAGAAATGCTGGACGGGGAGATAAAGGCCAGATATGAAGAAGATGGAGCGGAGGGCGCCTACGCGTTTCTTACTGATGCTTTGGCGGTGGACTCTTTCGATCAAATTGAGCGTTATTTCACACCTATTGAGCAAGAGACAGCGCCGGATGGAACGGGAATAGAGTTGAATATTCAAACGCTTGGAAACGTTGCCTATGTGATCGGAGGTCTTGTGGACTTCGGATTCGGGTTTCCGGACAGAGTGGGAAACAGACAGGTTGACTGGTATCTGCGGAAAGTGGGGCATACCGTTTCTCAGGCAGGGTACAGGTGTTCATGTAATGTTGTTGACACCTACACTCTTTCCCCGACAGGCATGAGGGCATAATGGCAAGAGACAGGACTTTACTGGCATTGATAAAAGAGATCGTACTCAGAGAGACAATCTTTCTCCGTCATTATATCGGAAAAGTGATCAATGCCGATGATCCGGAGAATTTCGGCCGTGTAAAATGTGAAATTCTGGCTCTCGGATGGACAGAAGAACAGAATATTCCATGGATGAATCCTCGTGATAAGCGAAGCCGGATTGTCCCGAAAAGGGGAGAATATGTTGAAGTCTATTTCATGGAAGGAAGAAGAGACAGGCCGGTATATCTCGGAATAACCGCTGAAATTAAAGACATGATCCCAGATGAATGGACAGGTGACTTAAACAAGGATCTGTTATATAATGATTATGATAATAAAATCCTTGTCCAGTTCGACAAGGGAGAGAATGAGCTGAAGATCGGGAAATCCGACTTTCTGGAATCAGCGAGAAAGACAGACGCAATACAGGCAGTGATCCCGGCGGGGACGGTCTTGGTAGGAGCTGACCATGCAGTGTTTAATCCGACAGACATCATTTTGGACGGAGAAATAACAGAAGGCAGTTCTCAAGTAAAGGTGGGAGATAAATGAGCGGACTGGTTGACATTGATTATTTCTTTTTCGCCGGAGAAAAGTCAGTTCCCATTGAAGATCAAGTACAAAATGATCTCATGGTCGGGCTTTTGGAATCCAAAGGAAGACTTTTTTACAGCAGATACTACGGCGCGGATATAACGAAATTTGAAAATCATCCCGTTGCTTCCTTCAGCGATGTAATGATGAAGTACTCAGCGCAGGAATTTATTGCTTCCCGAAATCAGGAAGTATCAGACGGAAGAAATGACACGCTGGATCTACGAGTTGCCAGCTCTCAGGAGAGAATGGAAATCAGAAGAGACGCAAACGGGAACAGAGATTTGAATATCTATTATATATTATTCGCAACGGCGGAAGAAGAAAAACTGGTTTACAGCGACGGGGAGGTAGCGGATGTCAAGTAGTCCGATAAAATACACAAGCAGAGATTTTTTGACTATTCAGAATGACATAAATTCCGTGGCGAGTTTGGCCGGAAGGCCGTCATGGTGGAAAAATCTTTGGGCTGGGATTGGAGACATGGTCTCTATGTTGATAAACGCCGGAGTGAATGACGCTTATCTCAGAACAGCGTTCACGAGAAAAGGGGCAGCGGATCTTTTGGAGCTGATAAATTATTTTCTTTCGAATGCTTCTACCTCTTCGGGAGATGTGTGGTTCTATATGATAGACGGCGTGACACTACCGAAAACCTTCACAGCTGATGATCTTGTGGCTTCCACGCAGGGAAATATCACAGCCTCTGCAGAAAGATTTGAAGCAAGATCCTCAGAGACGGTCAGTGCTGTGACAGAGACAGGAGTGACGGCCGACGCAGGGACGGACATTTTTACTGTAGCACAGGAATATTATACAGGAGAAAAGATCATCTTTACGGCAGGAACTCTCCCGGCAGAGATTTCGCTGAATACCGGATATTATGTGATCAGAGTATCATCGACGGAAATCAAGCTGGCGACATCGGTTTCAAACGCTTTTTCCGGAACGAATATTGACTTGTCAACAAGCGGGACAGGGTCTTTCACTGTCGCGAGACGGTCTTTTGCAAAGACATTATATCAGCAGGAAACGAAAGACAGTTATATCGTAGGGACTTCGGACGGAACAACAGCATGGCAAGAATTTGACCTGAGAGACAGCAATATTTTAAAGGACACGGTTCAGGTCTGGGTGGGAGCAACGCCGTGGACAGTTGTTGACAGATGGATAAATTCACAGCCGACAGATGAACACCTGAGAGTAATATACAGAGAGGACGGGAGTGCTTATATCCAATTTGGAGACGGAGTGAATTTTGGAGCCATTCCGGGAAATCAGGACGTGACAGTCTCCTATGCGGTGGGCGGGGGAATTGATAGCAATATTTCACCGTTCAACAGCGTAAATGTTTATGCGGGATCTGACACTGATCTGGAAGGAGTGGCGAACTATACAGCAATAAGTGGAGGAGCGGAAGAAGAAAGCATTGAAAACGGGAAAATTCTTGGGCCAGCCCTTCTAGACACGAGAGATACTTTTATCACGCCAACAGACGGTAAAAATCTTTTGAAAGCGAATTTCCCTGTGTCTCTTGTGAATATGATTCCAAACGCTTACGGTGTTTTATCGACAAAGGTTCAGGCGATATTAAACGGAGGAGGAAATCCGTCAACGGGAGTAAAGGCATCAATGCAGACCTATCTTCTGGAAAGAACACTCTTGGAAGAGCCGGACATAAGGGTTGTGGACGCAACGCTGATCGTAACTTCAGGGACTTTCAATATTAAGGTAAAGACAGGATATACGTTTGCAGGGATTCAGGATTATGTGGAAGCGGGACTTTATTTAACCTTTTCTGAGACAGGGCAGGAAATATCAGAACTTTATGAAACATCCGGAATATCGGCAGTTCTGACATATCTCAATACAGCGCTGGGAACGAGTTTCTCATCTCAGGCAGATTCTGATCAAATTGAAAAGCTGGTAATTGCATTCGAGCCGGCGGATTTTGGGAAAAGCATTCAGGCTTCTGATGTTGGAATAATTGACTCACTGGTGGATGGAGTGGACTATTATACAACGTCATTGACGTTCCCGATCCTGATTGAAGAAGACGAAATTTCATCTTTCGGGTCGATGACAATTCTGGAGATACCGTAGATGAAATTATTGCCTTATCCTTTTGAAAATTACATTCCGCGGGGATTTAAAGACTCGGACCTGAGAAGTGACCTGATAGAAAAGGTTGACGAAGAACAGCAGATAATATCGGAAAACATAGAAGAGTTTAATCATCTTTATGATCCATACAGGTGTGATGCTCTATTCCTTCCGGAGTTGGCATATTTTTTGAATATTGAATTCGAGGCCAGTGACACAGAAAGAGACAAAAGGGTAAAGGTAGCCAGTGCGGTCGAATCAAAAAAACTAAAAGGGACATGGGAATGGGATGCAAAGGTGAAAATTGATACTTTATTGAGTGTCAATTCTCAACTTTGGAAACCCGGAGACAGTTCTGCATGGTATCTTCAGGGGGGAATTGAGGGAGATAAAACGGTTGTGGAATTCCTGTTGGTCGGAGGCGAGTCGTTCTATCTTGTAGGACCCGAAAGATTCCTTCTCAATGAAACACAGTTTCAGGCAGATGACACATATATCGCAACGATGGGATATGACGGAATTGACGAAGATACAGGACTGGATCTGGCCGGAGATGATGATTTCGGGGATACGGCAGGGGTCGTTTATATTGATGTGATAAATTCGACATTTACAGCTGATCAGATAGAAGCAGTTAAGGCTTCATTATCGGATACAGTACCGTCGTATTTCAGAGTTTATCTGGGATATATGGATACAGGAGAATTCGTTCCGTATGCGAACGGACAGATATATTAGAGGGAAGGGCAATGAATAAGCACAATACAGAGTATTCAGGCGGGTATCCGCTGGCAGTTGGCGACAAATACTACGCACAGGATCTCATGAGAGATATCAATTTCCACAGGTCAGAGCTGGGGAAAGCGCTGAAGGCGATATTCGGGAACCAGAATTGCCTGATATATGGCGGAGTTGTTTCTCAGGGTTCAGGGTATGACAGGATAAATGTTACTGCGCTTTTTGGAGTAGTGGGATTTGATGTAACAATACCAGGAGACTGGGATTCTTCCTCTCCTCCTTCGACAAGTACGGAAGAAATGGATGTTTTCGTCTCTGCACCGGCGATAACAAACGAAGTTATGTCATCGGCAACACTGGACGGAGCTTCAACAAATTATGTGAAAATTCAGTACGCAGAGACAACGGCATATTCTCGGGACAGAAAAAAGGCCAGCGGGAGTTATGCTTATGAAAAGACTCCGTCATACACAATTACGATAAACACAACTCCTCCCACTTCAAAGGATCTTTCTATCGCGACATTGGTCGGAGACGGGTCAACTTTTCTCACGATAACGCCACGGAACACGGATGCAAAGCCTGATCCGTCATCATATCTTCTGGAAGGGACGGCTGGATATGTTCAGGTTGCAAAATCAGGCGGAGGATTGGAGGACGGACCATCGGAAGTGAACGTTGATCTATTAGACGGAGATCAAACAATAACAGGAAAAAAAACATTTTCTAATCCGGAAACCTCTCTTTTGGGAATGTCTATAGGAGTATTGATGTCAACAGTAAAATGGACAGAGCGTCAGACTTTGGATGGAAATGCTTTAGCCCTTACTTACGGGAACGGGCTTTATATTGCTGGGACATCAACAGGAGATTCAGTCTGGACATCTTCAGACGGAATTACATGGACAAATCGCCAGACATTGGATGGATCTGTTATATCCCTTACTTACGGGAACGGGCTTTTTGTTGCTGGGACATCATCAGGAAATTCAGTCTGGACGTCCCCTGACGGAATTACATGGACAAATCGCCAGACTTTGGATGGACCAGTTTATGCCCTTACTTACGGCAACGGGCTTTATATTGCTGGGACATCAACAGGAGATTCAGTCTGGACATCTTCAGACGGAATTACATGGACAAATCGCCAGACATTGGATGGAGCTGTTAGATCCCTTACTTACGGCAACGGGCTTTATATTGCTGGGACATCAGGAGATTCAGTCTGGACATCTTCAGACGGAATTACATGGACAAATCGCCAGACATTGGATGGATCTGTTATATCCCTTACTTACGGCAACGGGCTTTATATTGCTGGGACATCAGGAGATTCAGTCTGGACGCCAGGAATATAATAGGAGAAAATAAATGGGAAAGGATATAACTGAATTAACAAACATATCATCTCCATCAGGAGCGGCAGGGGTTTATGTACACGAGCCGGGGTCAGATCCAAACAGACGGATGCCGTGGACAGATGTGTTGGCGGAAAATCTTGCTGAAGCGGAATCAAACATCGGCGGAGCAGGAAGAACTGTAACGGTAAAAGACAATGAAGATGCCCTTACCGCACTGACGGCAAGGGTGGCGGTTCTGGAGCAGATAGTTGTTCCCATCGGTGGGACAATCGAGTATGCCGGAGCGGTGGCCCCGACAGGTTTTCTGATTGAAGACGGGACAACGATAGGAGACACAGGGTCAGGTGCTGATCACGAAGGTCCGGAATTTGAGGCTCTATTTGATATCTGTAATGTTGCCGGCCGTTGGGGAAATCCCGGATCTGCTGTTTTCGCGACAGGTGGAACGGTAAAAATTCCTGATACACGGAACGTTCCTGTTTTCGGAGCGAACGCCAGCACAAGAGCGGTCAACGGAGTGACGCAGGATGCTTCTCCTCTGGGTGTTGAACACTCTGACAAATTGCAGGGGCACTACCACACTCTGGAGGGTACAAATGCGGCTTTCGGGGGCGGCGTTGGAGACGCCCCGTTTGGTGGTCAGCCTTCGGATGTAGTGCTGGTTGATAATGCCGGAATCTCTTTTGTTCACGAACCCATCACAGATGGACCAAGCGGGACACCCAGAACAGGAACCACGACAAGAACCGCCGGTATAGGGAAAACGAAAATAATAAGGTACATGTAATGGAGGGAAAAAGCGTGGACAAAGAAACATATCAGATCCTGTTAAAGATTCAGGAAGGTCAGACAAAAACAAATGGCGAGCTTGAAAGATTGGGAGACCGAATAGAGAATTATGCAGAAAAGACAAACGAAAGGTTTAAGAGAATCGAAGTCAATCAGGAACACGCTTTAGAATCCCGTGCAAAAATACATGATAAAATAGAAATATTCAAAAAAGAAGTTGACGATAAGATTGATGGTGTAAAAAAAAATTGGGATCAGAAAGTTGAAAAAGTAGAAGGAGAAATTGAAGACCTGAAAAATGCTCCGGCAAAGGAGGCTCTGGAGAGAGAGGAGCAGAGGAAGGCGACAGTGCGGAAGTCAGTTATATCTGAAATAGTACGGTATGTTGCCATGGGAGCAATCGTTATAATTTCTTATGCAGTTGCAAACGGAGGATTGAAGTGAACATAATAACAGAGAAATTTTTGGACAGATACCCGGAGGGAGAAAAGTGGGATTTCCCGACTGTAAGATTCAGAGGAAAGGCTGGAGACACTTTGCCGATGGGACTCTTTTATTACAAAGACCCGAAACAAAGAGCATGGATGAAGGAAGTCTGGCCGAATGAGGACAGATGGTTTTATGAACACCCCGGTCATGACAGGGCGAGAGGAAGAATTGTAATTCCTTTTGTCGGCGAGATCAGATGGTATCCGGACATAAAAGGATATGGGAGCGTTTTTGTCCTTTACCCGGAAGGAGCTGATTTTGCATTACGCTGGATGCACATGGACGATATCTCTCCAGAGATGAAAAAGAAACATGCTGAAGAAAAAGAAGCAAAGGCAGGAGAATACGTCGGAGAGACGGGAAGCAAAGGAACCGGAAAATATCCGCATTCCCATGCAGAGATTGTGTCACTCGGAGAGACTTCAAAAATATGTGACGATATCCTCAAAGAAAAGGGGATTTTCGACAAACCGGATCTGATTGAGAAAATCAGGAAGTCAAAAAAATATACTCCCGAAGAAAAGGAGTATGTGGAAAAAAAGATAGTCCAGAAAAGAGAGGTGAAATTCATGACTGAAAACAGAATGAAAATGCGGGACATGTTTACAAAGCTCCGGATTGTCACTTATTACGATACAAGAGCAGTATTCAACATTTAAGGATGAGGGTATGAAGCACAGAAAAGTAAAAGCGTGGGTCGTTGAGATCCTTTTCGGGTTATGCACTTATGGGTGCCATATTGTTGGTGCAGTCCTTAAAGCTGATCCTCAGTATTACGTCGGACTTTATATCATATTCGGAGCATTTACTTCTTTTAATGCTGTTTTTATTGGTGGCGTTTTTGCTGATACATGGGTTAAGTCGAAATATTTCCGCCCGGAATTGCATGGAGGCACGGAGTCTGACAATGGATAAATGGAATCTGGCAAAGTACGCATTCGACCCGGATTTTGAATATACCGGAGGAAAACCGGAAGACACTGAATACATGGTAAAAGAATTTGACGGCGGGAAAACGCTGTTTTTTTCTTTTCATGGAGCGAATTCTGGTGAAGACTTAAAAGATGTTCTGTTTCCTGAAAAGGTGCTTTACAACGGAATAATGGTCAGTAAAAAAATGCTGAATCGCTGGAACCGGATCAGAGATCAGGTCATGAGTGAACTGACAAGTAGAAAGCCGGATGAAATTATTATCTGTTCCGCGAGCATGGGAGCCGTTCTCTCTACATTCTTTTATATAGACATAGTCTGGGAGGGACTAGTCAGTCCTAATAATGTCAAGGTTCTTTTATTCGGAGCGGTAAAGGCAATGAAAGAGCCGATATTCAAGCTGGATTGTGTTTATACGAAAAAGGACCTAGTGAGGATTTGGCCTCTGGGTTGGAAGCAGGCTTTCAGTATTCAGTGGATAAAGACACCGTATCCGTTCTGGAGATTTCGGAAGAATCATGAATATTATGGAGAATTTGTGAGGGAGTTGAATGAATGCAAAAAGCGTTAAGAATATTGCCGTTGCTGTTCTGGTCGGGATTGTTCTTTCTATTCTGCTTTTCGTCTCTGGCTTCATTACAGGCGCAGTCTGGAACAGGAACAGAGGACTGGATAAAGGAACAGAGAATAAGGGAGATATTTCAGGCCATAGAACAGAATACGATCATATTAAAAGCGGACTTGTCGGAGATGGCGGACTCGCTGGAGATATCGGAGACAGCGTTGAATCAGGCATTGACGGAGTTGAATCAGGCATTGATGGACTCACGGGAGTTGGAGAATCGCTTGATTCAGCGAGAGGAAGAGCTGACACAATTCTACGACTCGTGGGAGAGGGACAGGATCTCATGGGAGAGAAGTAATAGGAATTACCGGATCGGGATTTATGTCGGATGCACGGTCTCCGGATCTGTCACGGGAATTGTCACGGCCAGTATCACAGCGAAAGACAATAAAGCAATATGGATCATATCCGGAGGAACAATCGGCGGAGTTTCGGGTCTGGTCATAGGATGGGTGACGGATAAAATAATTCACTTCTTCACAAAATAAACACAAAAAAAGACTTGTTTTTTTTCAGAATATTATTAAAATAGTATCAGAGGTATTGAATTGTGAAACATAAAATTGGAGAAGAGGTCACGAGAAAAAGAGTGATCTATGAGAAAAAGGGAAGATGGCAGGGGACAGGAAATCAGGTGTACGGCCTTTCTATTCCTCCTGAAGTTCGAGAGCTGGCAAGGTTCAAAGGCGGAGACGCTTTCCGAATTCTGGTTACATCAAACAAAAAGATAATTCTGGAAAAAATGGACGGGGAAGAGATGAGAATCACCGAGGATGATGACAAGGAAACCGGAATCCCTATGGAGTACGGAAGGATTATACGGGAAGACGAAGGTTTTTTCCGTGAATTCGAAGGATACTGTCATACTGCGAAAATCCCTCATATATCAAGAAAGCTGGCAGGATTCAAAGCGGGAGACATTGTCCGCTGTGCAGTGACGAACGATCTGAAAATCGTTATAGAAAACATAGAAGGAGAAGCGTAAAATGGAAGAGAAGAAACAGGAAGAATGGGAAGTGATTGAATCAGGATCAAAAAGTCTGGTCGAGTGGTCAAAGGAAGTTGACAAGATCATGCCGGATCTGGTGCAGGCAATCAACAATATTCAGAACCTTTTCCCCGGCGGTATCGGGTGGAAGGATTATGAATATATTCCAATGCAGGCAATCACAGAAGAAGTGCGGAGAGTGTTTGCAGAATTTCATCTATGCGTTCAGCAGTTCGCAACGTCCAGAGATACGAAGATCGGGAAAAAGATCAAATTCGCGGATAATGGACAGCAGTATGAAAGAGCTTTTTTCTATTCGACTATCCGGGTGGAAACGTGGATCATTCATACGTCTGGCCAGTACCAGAAATCTGTCTGTGAAATGCTTTCCCCGTCAGACGATGCGTATGCGAATCCGACGCAGGCGGAAGGAGCCGGAATCACGCATGTACGCCGGTATGCCTTGGGAGCAATCCTGAATATTGCGCCGGATAAGGACAAGGATTGTGATCAGAAGAATACGGGAGAAACAAAGGAGCCGGGAAAAATTGGAAATACAGAATTGGATACATATGGTATTCCGGAAGGTGAAACCATCGTGGATATCTTCAACCGTTATCTGGAAAAGATCCCCGGAATAGAACAGGCCGGCTGGAGAGATCGGTACAGCAAAGAAGACAAGGAACAGGTGACAAAAGAACTGGCATGGTACGGGAAATTCCTCCTTGAGCTGGCATTCATTCCAGAAGGAAACAGGCGGAAATATAAAGACGATTATCTGAAGGCAAAAACTGACGAAGAGCGGGAAGCAGTCGGGAAGAAGCTAAAGGAATTCGTGGATATGATTTCCAAAGGAGACGGGAAGAAATGATACCCGTGAAAGTATATCTGACTGAAGAGGAGCTGAGTCAGGCCAACCATATCTGCGGGATGGATCATCGGCCCCGTTCACAGTGGATCAGGCATATCATAATCGCTGAAATTTCACGTAGAAAGAGCCGAATGGAGAAAAGACGTGGGAAAGGTATATAAACGGCGGGAAATCGTTTCCCCACGCACCAGAGACGAGATAACAGGTATTTTATCGAAATCTCACGGGGGAAGAAGGTTCTTTTGCTGGATGCACGGACATTCTTACCGGTTGGTTGTGAAATATCGAGCAAAAAAGGAGAGGACGTTTTCTGTTTACTGTTCCGTATGTAGCATAGCCGACCTGAATATGACGGAAGCCGAATTTGAGAGCCGGTACATACTGAATGAAAGGAAAGGAGTCTTCATATAATCTTCATAGAAACAAGACGTTAACTTCATGTTAAAAGTGTTTTAAAATGGTATAATTAAGTAACAATATAGAGAAGGAGAATTTTTATGACGGAAGACCAGCGGAAGGAATTGAGAAGAATACAGAGATTTTTCGGATGTTCTGAATGTAAATTCAGCGACAAGGAAAAACTGAAAAAGGCGGAACCGGCCTGCACGTTCAGCGGAACGCTTGAAATAGACGGTCAATTCTGCCTTTCAAAGGTGACGGAAAAATGAAAGGACTTTTCGGAGAGAAGATCAGAAAAGAGAGGTTAACCAGAAAAAGAAAACAGGCAATGAGAATTTGCCTGTTGGAGACAGCCAAGAATTTTGACGGCGACCTGAGAAAAAATCTTCAGGACATCGCAAAATTCGGAACACTGGAAGATGTGAAAAGATTTCAGTATCAGGCCGACGAAGTTTTGACCGGTCAGGCACTGGCCGACGGTCGATATTGAAACCGGAGCCGTGGAGCATAACAGCAGAGCGAGACAGCCGGAGCATATCCGGCACACGGCCAGACGAAACAGGACGCGGAAAGGCCTGAAAGGCGTAAGGTCTGCGCCTATTTGATCCGTGGAACGGGAAGGGAGAAGACAAGCGAGCAACCTGTGAACCTTGTGGAGTCACGCAAGCTGTCACCGGTTCGACGCTGGACGGCCTGAAAAGGCTGATACCAGCGGAACCGGTTTTATTAAATCGGAAGAGGAGAAAAGACAATGAAATTTACAAACAATCAAAATTTGCCGGAGGTTTTTGTCCGGACGATGGAAAAAAGCGTATATCAGAAAAGCCGGAATTATTCAGCTTCAGAAATGTTTTCCCCAGTACAGAAAGTCATTCTGGAAAAACGGAACTGGAATAATGTTGAAATGGACATTGCGGATTCTATCTGGCTGTTGATGGGGAAAGCTGTACATGCGATTCTGGAAGAAGGCGCCGGAGAAAATGATCTGGCCGAAGAGTACCTGAAAGAGGAAATCATGGACGGGATTTTCGTCTCCGGAGTTATGGACAACTTCCATGATGGGATAGTGGACGACTACAAATTCACTTCCGTCTGGTCATGGATTTTCCGTGATGACAAAAAACAGGATTTTATTGACCAGTTGAACGTATACCGCTGGTTGATTGAAAAAGCCGGCTTTCCCGTGAAAAAACTCCGGATCGTTATGATCATGAAGGACTGGAAAAAGAAAGAGGCGCAGAGAAAGAAGGCAGACGGTTATCCTCAGTCCCAGGTAATGACCATGGAAATCCCCTTTGATGAGAACATCGAAGGACGGATGAAGATATGGATTGCAGAGGCCGAAGCCTGCAAGGATCTTCCGGATGATCAGCTTCCTGAATGTACAATGGAAGAACGGTGGGGGAAACCGCCGACGTTTGCCGTGAAGAAAAACGGCCGTAAAACAGCGCTCCGTGTCCTTCCGGATAGGAAGACCGCGGAGAAGTGGATGGAATCCAACGGCGGAGACTTCATCGAAGAAAGGATGGGAGAACAGTGGACACGGTGCGAATACTGTAATGCGAAGGAATTCTGCTGTCAGTGGAAGAGAGGAAATCCGAATGATTAAGAAAAGAAGAATGTGTTATCGAGTTTTTTCAGAGCCGGGAGACGCAACGCAATACAATTATTATCTGGTAAAAGGGGAGTACGGATTCTGGCACGCTGTCAATAACGAGAAGGGGTCAATCGCTTATCCAGCAGTGATCCAGCCGTGGATGGTGGACAAATTCAGAGAGTTCTATAGGGGAGAGCCGTCAAACAGAGAACAGGCAGAGTTCTGCAATGGATTTGCCGTTGAGTGTAAGGTAAACCCCTTTACTATGGCAGATGTGATGCGTCATATCGTAAGTTTTGAGGAAATAGATGGACAAGATTGACGGAATCTTTGACAGAGATTTCTTCAAAATTGAAATGCCGGAACCGTACAGTCTGGTTTTTAACCGGATAAAAGAATTTGCCGACAAGAACCGGTTCGGGAAAATCCATATTGTCATTGAGCCGGAAAGAAAGAAACGGACAACAGGTAAAAAATCTCAAAACAAACATTTAAACGGACATATTCAGACAATCTGCGAATACACAGGAGAAGATTTCCGGATCATTAAGGATTACGTCAAAGAGCTGGCATTGAAACGTGGATACCCGCAGAAACAGGATATTTTCGGGAACTTTCATCCCATATCAGAGACGGAATGTGATACCGTGGAATGTGGAATGCTTATTGAGGCAGTTCATGAAATGGCCGATTTCATGGATATTCCACTGGTAGAAGGCGAAGGAAAGAACAGGTGGGGAGATGAAGAGACTGAAGAGAGTATGGACGGGATCAGTGGAGATTCAGCCGGAGATGAAGTTCAGGATGAAGCTGGAGATCCCAGCGGAGACGGATCTTCACTTCCTGATATATCGGAAAGGGAAGATATCGAAATTATCTCCTCGGATGTGGGCGAAGTTCAACAAATCGGAAATCCTGATCAGCCGGAGATATGGTAAGGAGCTGGAGGTCTATAACGACTCACGGGAAAACATAGTACTGAAGGAGATATGGGTTGAGAAACGGAATAGACATCTTCAAAATAGCTGAAAGACATCGGGAAAACCCATGTTCAATGATCTGTCCGGTATGTGGAAAGACGAAAGAATGGAATCCACGGCGGGGAAAATATGGTCA